GAGAAAGACCCTTAATTCCATCAGGGTCTTTCTCTCTAAATATAATCTTTCTGTCAGTGTATTTTCGTATCTCCTTGGTAATGTCTTCCTTTACAGTATCTAATTTTATATCATGATATAGTGCAGCTATTGGTCCCGGCAAAACAACAAGAACTTTACCCCCTCGTTTAAAAGATATAGGTTCAAACCCAATTAGTCGTAATCGGTCATCAGATGGGTAGTGTGTCATTTGCGTGTGTTGTAGACCGTTTTTTACTAAACGAAGCCACTTCTTTCTTCCCGCTTCAAGCTTCTGGGCTGGACCCACAACATTACCTATGTAACCACTATCTGTAGAATAAAAGTCTCTACTGCACCGAATACATTCATCCATTATTGGCTTGAGAATAGGTGAAGCCCCGAATACAAATAATGGCTCATTGCTATTTTTTACATCAGATAGCGGAAAATCCTCTTCTGCTATTATGCTCTGATTTAGAACCTCTGCATAGTATTTGGTGTTTCTAGTATAACCTAATATGATCATGCAAGATTTCTGATTTGGGCATAAAGTTCGTCAATTGATATACAGACTTTACTTATACCTCTCAACCAGTCTCGCATCAAATCTTCCTTCGGCATCTTGACATTTTCAATATCAGAAATTGTAGACGAACAAACAGGAGAAGCAACGCAAGAACGCAAAGTGATTGTTGGAATACCACAAAGTATTGATTCAAGAGCTGCCACGCTTCCCCAACTGACAGTGCAATGTATATCGCCTACCTCTAGTCTTTTCCAAAATTGATTCTTAATGAATCGCTCTCTTGCTCCTTTTGTGGGAAATCCTCGAAACTCAATTTCCCGATCTGTATATTTCCGTATCTCCTGAGTTATCTCTTCTGAGAGCACATTGATATCAATATTGTGATAGGTGCAAGCGACATGACCCGGTAGAGCAACAAGTATCTTATCGCCCCTTTTGAATTTAACTGGAGAAACACCTAGATTTCTAAGACGGTCATCACTGTTGTATCGTATGAATTCGCAATGTTGAATGTCATTGGGAACAAGGCGAAACCACTTCTTGTATTTTGCATAACCAGATGTTTGAAATGGTGCATTGACATTGCCGAGATATGCTGAGTCTAATGTGTAGAACGGTCTTCCGACTCTCCAGCACTCTTTGATTACTTCCATTTTTTGAGGGCAAGCACCAAACATCACGATAGGATCATTTGATTCATGCACACGTTCTGGTGGGAAGTCATCCTGTTTCGTTAAAGGATGACTCAGATGAGTGGCAATCTTGTGTATCCGAGAACCTTTGTTGCCAAGTAATATCATAGATAATTCTTCACTCCCTCTTTTATGTAGTCCCAATATGTCCCATTATTAACTTCATCAACAGTGAAGTGTGTCTTTCTATACTTTTTGAGAAGACCATCAATATCTTTACCACCTTGTAATTTATATCTAGATGTGACTTTGTGTGGTGCAAAATTGTAAGCAAATGCTGCTTTGTGACTTATAACAGTGGAGCAACCAGAAATCATACATTCGCATGATGCGGAAGATGTGTTAAATATATGAATAGAATGTCTGTCTAGGGTATCAAGGTAACTGTATCTCCTTTTATCAGGAACTATGATTTTTACTTCAGGAAAAGTGTTGAGGATGCGCTCATAATACATTACATCGTTTTGAAATTCAAAATGCTTTAGCTTTACACTACCTCGCCGAGCAGTATTATCACGAACATTACCGGGGTGAACTCTAATTTCAATGTTGGTAGTCTGGAATCTCTTTTTTAAACTCTTTACAAGATTGTATGCCCATTGAAATTGATAGACTCCACATCTCCCATATCCAGATAGTCTATTCAAGCATATAATGTATTTGGACTTTTTTATTGTAGGAGGTGGTGTTGCTGTTATGTGTTTGAAGGAATCCTTTCTGAGATCATCAGGAATCTGTTCAAGAAAATACTCAGCCTCATGGTCATAGACTGACCTAAAAGGAAAGCGCATTATGAGTTCATTATTAAACCCCTTCAATACATCATTTTCAAAGAAAAAGATATTCTTATTGCTTTCTTCATATATGTTTTTACGTGCTTGCATATATGGCAAAAGCGATATTTCACTCTGGTGTATATCTGCAAACGAAAACATTAATCCAAAATCGGATGAGGGGTAATAGTGCGGCTGATTTATCTCTATGACCTTTACCCCATGACGTTTTACGCCATTAATAAATGAGTTTATGCCGAGTTTCTTATTGGCAGAGCCTCTTAGCATTTTATCTGAAATGCTTCTGTTATATAGAGCCAGTTTCACTCAGGCAACATCTCCTTATAGTATTCATACCACTCTTCTGAGTAGTCAGTATCGCGAAACTCCTTAAACCAAGGTCCACCCTCAGTGTAGTGGATGTTATGAACATCAGATTTGGTTTCATACTCACCAGCAAGCCAGTTCCATTCCAGAGGAATATCCCCAATTAGTTTCTCTGATTCCAACCATTTGAATTGATGAAGCTGAAGACCGGAAGCCATGTTCACATACTCAGGAGTCAGATTAAAACACTTCTCGCAGTTCATGAGCATGAAGGATGACCAGTTCTTCTTCTCATACTTGGTCTGAATCTGTCCAAGAAACTTCTTCTCTGACTTGGGAGTATAATCATGCTTACAGACTTGAATTGCATACTTGTCATCACGCAAGTCCCAGAGTTTTGAAATGTCTGAAACCGTGAGCATATCGCAATCCATAAACAGTGCCCACCCCTTGTAGTTCATCAGGTGGGGGATCATGAATCGACTGAACGAAAACTCAGTAGATGAGAGTGCATTGCGCTCCCGTGTGAAGATGCCAGAAAGGTTGTTCAGTGCAATGGGAGTTATCGCAAGAGGCTTGGTGCTGTTCTTAATCAGACTCCATGAAAGAGTGTTGTAAGCCGCACGTTCCTTGCTATCAAATCCAATGAATATGTTGATCATATCTTTTTATTTTCTGGGCTTTTTAGAGCATCTTTCCTCGCACCTTTACAGTGGTCATAGACATCTCCAAGTATACTCCATGCTTGAACGTGCCCTTTCATTTTTCTCTGTTCTCTAAACTGAGACTTATCTCTAAATCCAATATTGTAATTTTTTACTCCGTGCTTTTTTTCAAATTCAATTCTCACATGGTCAACGACAAAGCTATCATGCCATTCATCAATTGTATATATCTCATCTGTTGAGTAGACATCATAAAGCCTTTTTGACCACTCCTTGGTTTTGGGGTGGTTCAGATTGAAATATAGAAAACCACATTCAGAGTATGCTCCAATTCTACCAAGATATGTCATCATGCAATCCTTACGGTGTAAATGCCGGTTAACCCAAGATGAATCTATGGATTTATGAAACACACTATCGGCATCTACAAAGATTACACCGTCATACCCACCCCCTCGGTTCATTACCAAATCAGTATGGGCATAGACCTTGTAACAGAATCTAACAGCATCAAATTTGAATGGCTTCATCCTACGTCCTTTGCGGTCAAACCTAACAACACTGGACGGGTCTTTACTACCATTCCTCTCGACAAATTTTTTGCATTCAGGAACATCAGATAGAAGATTTATAGTCGTGCCTCTAGGTGCAACCCAATCGTCTTCTGTGTATGTGAACAGATCAAAATCCCAATTGTATGTCTCATAGAACTTATGACCATAGTAGTCATAGAGTTTTTTATTCAGTGATGTTACAACTGCAATTTTCATCTTCGCTTTGGTATCTTGTCGTGTGGTATGTGAGTGTATCTCTTAATCATCTGACGTTCTGCCGTTGAGGTTATCATGTATCCCTCAATTGCTTCGTAGCCGTTCTCCAATGCCCACTTGACTCTTTTGTGACCAACATGAACATATAGACCGGGAATAATCTTACCATCCTTATCTACGTTGGTTCTCTCTGGGTTATTTGGTTCTATTTCAATTCTTCTTTTAACCCACTTATGATCGTGTGTAGATACCGCAATTGGATACATCATACCTGCCTTCTGAAAGCTTTCATTGTATCCAAATTTCTCCATACGAGCATTGAGCCAAGCATCAGAGGGGAGAAAGCGAATGTCCTTTACATCAAACAGTCGAACGCAAAGTTTGATTTCTTTTGGATGGAAGTTTGCCTGTAGTATTCTCACTTAGTCGCACCACCACTATTGAGTCTCTCAATGTCATCATGAGAAAACTCTGCCCAATACAACTCAAAAGCAATACCATCTTCAAGCCCAATGAATTGATGAAAGACTCCCGGCTTCACCTTTGTGAAATCACCGGCACCAAGAATTGTTTCATCAATAAGGTCACCGTTCCAGCAACGGACCATCATCTTACCAGACTCAACAAAGAAACCATTGCTCTTTGTCTGATGTCGATGTTCGCTACATTGATATCCTGCCTTGAATTCAATTCTATGAAATTCAAGACAATGATTCTTGAAGACTTCTTCTGTCTTACCCCATACCTTTCCAGCAATCATAGTTCGTAATCTTCATCTTCGTCATGCCCATCTATTCTTTCCATACAAAATGGACATATTGTAGGTTCATTTTCTTCGTATTCGTCATCCTCTAAATCATTCTCTACATCATAGGTCGAGTGGTTGAAATCGTGCCACTCAATAGAATATGTAGTCCGGCAGGACGGGCATGTAGTTTGAAAAAACATTATCTTATGGGGCAAACCCCGCCCTCACATTCAATACCCTCAATCATTTCATTTGAGGTCTGAATCGGCGATATGGGTTTAACTTTCTTTACCATCTTCTCATATTGATCTGCATCAATTTCTTCGTATGGTGCTTGGGTGAATCCATGATCAGAGTGAAGAAGGAACGAGACACTCTTGATATGATTTTTGAAATTCTTTGCCAACCAATCTTGAATCTCTGGAAGCTCTTCCTTGCGATAGTAGACAGTGCAGGATACCGCATTATCTGCCCACTGAGATTGAAGAGTCTTGATGAGTTCAAGTTGGTCAATGGCACTCATGTCCTTGGCGACAGTTGCATTCTCATCGAACTGACAGGGAAACTCAACAACCACGGTATCGTGATTCTCTGTTCCATCGAAGTTCTTGGCAAACTCGGTATGATAACCAAGGTCACGACAAACATCGATAAGTGAATCGGTTGCTGCCATGCGAATACGACGAATGAAGTAATGAGAGAATGCCGGATGGACACCGGGAGTAGAACCAGCAAGGATGCTTAATGTGCCACTAGGTTTAACGGTAGTCAACTTAATGGAGGGATTATGACCATTCTTCTCGGAGTATTTCTGGTCAAACTCACGAAGTTTCTGATAGGTATAATCCAACCAATCCATCTTATGTTGACTCTGACAGATACCAGTCACACCAAGACCAATACGCATGTTCTTGTGAACGATCTTATTGGTATCTTCATGGATGAATGGTAGCGCACATATTGCCTTCTGAGTCTTATACAGAAGCTTCGCACATTCATACATCTCTTCCTTGGATTCGATATTGTTGAGATACAGTTCACTTAGGTTACAACACTCATAGTTGCCCAGAGAGATTTCACCGCATGGATTGGTCCCCACGACGTTATCCTTATTGGTGGGATACAGTTCAGAACTGCGAAGGTTTCCGTCAGAAATACGACCATACTTTTCTGACAAGGGAAGGTTGAAAAGACCGTAAGGTTCACCATTGCCAGCATAACCTTCCCAGAGAGCATCAGATGTATGGTCATAAGAGTCACAGTAAATCGTGTTATTGGACATGGCACGGTAGTTTGGAATACCGCCCAAGTCCCAACGCTTTGCCCGAAGAAAGAGAAAGTCATCAGGATCACCAATTGCAATCTCTGCACTTCTACGAACATTACCAGCAACAACAATGGAACCAATGATGTTATTGATATCCAGAACATCCAGTGAGCGAAGTTTCTTACCCTCTCGACTCTTGAATACCTCACAGATTTTTGTGATACCATCAATCAGAATAGAGGGACCAGAGGCAGTGCCACCGAAACCACGAATCTTTTCACCAGCACCACGAATCAGAATGGTTGAATAGGTAAATCCTTTACCAGTCTCAAAGAATGAATCCAAGACCTTGCGAAGAAGATATACCCAACCCTCACGGGAATCAGGAACAATGAAGTCGGCATCATTGGTTGCCTTTCCATCAAGTTCATCATGAGTAATCTCAACATCAGGTTTGATTCGAGGGAGTTCATGGACATCCTCACGGCGAACAGAAAACCCAACACCACCACCAAGCATGAGGTTCTCGAAAAGGAATGTGAATGCCTTTGGTTCATTCATCTGAGTGAACCAGCAGTTCAGGAGAGAGTTGGCACCAAACCGTTCGACGGTAGGGGTGCCAAGTTGCCAGAGCATACGTCCAGCGAAGTTACATTTCAGATTGAAGACATGATCAAAGAGCTTCTCTGCTTCCTTTTGTGCGTAATTGGCACCAAGGCTTTGCGCTCCATTGATGCATCTCTGAACGGTCTCATGCCATTCTTCTGTTGTGCCATCGTCCTTTAAGCGAGCATAGGTGCGCTTGTAAACGATGTAACCAAGACCATTGAATCCCCATTTCGGGGTTTTGTTTGCGTATGTTGATGCGAATTCGTCAGAGATGATATTTTCCATAATTGTTCTATTTCACGTTCACTGTGAAATTATATAGTATCACAAAACTCAGTTGAAATCAATCAAGTTCTTGGCTATCACTTAATTTCATTTTCCAATTTGATATTTCAAGTTTTCCTAGTGGCTTTTCGATGTCCATGTCGGCAAGTCTTTCATTCTGGATAACCAATTTTGTGCCGCCGTATATAACGCCATCTCTTATCTCATACAGAAAGAAAGTGCTCTTTGTGATACCAACACGGACAAGCCTTCCGGGTCTTCCATTGACGATCACAATGTCGTCTTCGTTGTAATCGTTTCCCAGAAAGACGAATATCCCAGCAACAAGTTTCTCAAGAGTTGACTTGAAAATAAGTGTTAATAGACCAGCAAAAAGTAACCAAGAATTATCCTTTATGAAATGCTCAACCGCGTTCTTCAGAACCGTTGTTTCGTTTTCCATTTGTTTCCTTTTGGATCATAGTTGACTCTTCATCACTATCCATATCCAATTCAGAACGGAATGGCATTGGCTTGGTTGCAATGGAACCCGCCACAGTAGTTTCCTCCACATCACTTTCAGTCACGTAGATTTTTTGTAAAGTGTTACGATGCTCGACTTCAAAAACCGAGACATCAAAAATGGTCCCCACGGGTTGTGGTCTGTGAACCTCAACAAGTGTTCCCTTGAAGGCAAGCAACTCACCAGTCATTGGCAGTGCAATATCATGCTTCAATTGATACATACCTTCGGGGAGGTAACCACCATCATCGACCAAGAGCCAACTCTCGCTCAGGTCCAGTTTCGTGGGGTCGATACCATAGGCTTCTTGTAGAATTCCCTTGATATCATCGTCCTCCAAATCTGTATTTTCCTTGATCAACCAGAAGGCAGCAAGGTAACGGGCAATGGTCGATTTGCCCAATGGGATTTTTGCAAGCAGACGACGAATATTGAATACCAGACGATGAAAGATTGTGTATGCTTCCTTCTCTTCCTTTGTCTCTGGTTTCTTGAGACGTTCTCCGTTCATGTCCACAACACCAGCCTTGTATGCTGCTGTCTTTTCCCAAGGCATTGTCAGGAGTCGAAGAAACCTCAATGCATAAACCGTATCTGCGCCTCTAAGTAGTAGTCCCATTTTAAATTTCCTGTAGTTCTTTTGCGATTTGTAAATCGACCTTTGTGTTTCCCTGTTGGCTCTCTGGCAGATAGTTCAGGAAGATTAAGAATGTCTTGAGCACTGAGTGCAAGTCATCATCAATCTTAAAGAACATCATTTTGTTTGCAGCAGAGATGTCATACACATTGTAGATGGTGATGATATGATTCAGCACCAGCCTTGTATTTATCTCATTCGTATCTTTGTATTTTCTTAGCAATCGAAGGACATAACTAAACCGACTCATGTCCTCATAAAAGTCTTTTATGTCTAGACACTGATTATTTCGATAGTGCCTTGCAGCATATAGTTCAAAGTTTTTAGATGTAAGCTCATCAAATAATCTCACGAATCTATTTATGAAACAAATTAAACCATGCAGTCACAAATGCCCCGGCAATCGCGACAAAGAAAGCAACCACGGTATTAAAGAATCCCTTTTGAAACCTGAGATTCTCTTTCTGCTCAACCTCAAGTTTATTGATTCGATACTCATTGGTCTGGTTCTTCTCGATCATTCTTCTGGTATGTTTCTCAAGGTTGCTGACCTTCTCTTCGGTCCTCACACTTGTAACCAGTAACGATTCAATCTTCTCTTCCAGTTTGTTAAAACGATCTTCAGTCATTATTTTCAGTGATTTGTATTTTCAGTTCCGTTGCATTTTCACCCTTCATCAATCGATGATATAAGTCCCTCTCAATGCTATAGGTTTTTCCGACAACCAACTCAATCGGCATTTGATTGTCGAACTGAAGAAACCAATCAGTCCCATTCAGTATCGTGACCTCTCTGTTCCTTCTGTCTCTATGCCATACCAGTTCATCACTATTTACATCAGCACAAAAGCATCTTTCAATGCTCTGGTCTTCACGAATCGTATCAGTATAGGGCATTATTACCAGAAGAACTTACCGCCGCCCTCAAGACCCAATGCCTTGGCGAACCACGGCAAACGACAAGACCAATAACTTGGTTTTGTCTTATCATTTCTTGTCTCACACTTATGTCTTGCTGCGAAATTCTTACGTGCCTCTGGATCGTTAATCTTTGCTTGCAAACCAGAGGTATCACCAAACTCTACTTTGATGACATTGCCTTTGTCATTCTTGACATAGACATAAAACTTCTTGTTACCTCCACGTTTGGGTTTCTCTAACTCAGGTTCTTTTTGTTCCTCAATCATAGGAACATCAAGAGGCACATCCTTACCCTCATAGACCCCCATAAGACCAATATCTGAATCTAGTAGGGTTTTGTCTTGTGAGTCTAGGAGGGCAGGATCAAGATTACGTGCCTCCTGAAAGAACAGAAGGTATGCTTCAGAACCAATGCGAAAAATGTTGTCAGAGAAAGGTATCGAGTTCTCTAGGTGATAGTCGATACCCTCTCTGACAACTTCATATTGGTCGAAATCAATCATCTTTGACGAATCTCTCTGAAGGACTTCTTCTTAGACTCAACCTGTTGTCTCTTCTTGGAAACCATGTAGTCACGGGCTGAATCAAGATAGTCAGTAGCCTTGGTGATTTTGGACTGAACCCACTCAGGGAGATTCTCATCATCACTCAGTAGCGCATGGAGTTGCTTGGCAGCATCTTCAATAGTTCTGAGTTGAGTCTTTGCCATCTCACCCTCATAGTCGTATTCGTTAGGATCTTTCATTGTTTATTTGCTTACGAAATGTAGGCATTCAACTCATAGCGTCCAGATTCCAGACCATAGACCTGAAACGAAACAACCTTGCGAGTTGGCTTACCACCCTTTTCAAGTTCAAGAGTGAAGCTGTTTGTCTTGCCAGCAGAAGGCTTGCGAGGACCACTTGAAACATTGGTGAACCAGAGGTCTTCGTCAACCTTGTATCCATTTCGAGCAACAAGGTCCAGAACTTCACTCAAGGCAGAAGTGTATGAGTCATGGTAGATCTCGTAGTCACTCTTGGACTTGCGCTTTTCTTCCAACTCCTCAGTGGACTCTTCAATCTCTTCCTTGACATGACTCACAGAAACAGCACCGATTGCCTCGTATTTTTGAACTTCAAGGGGCTTGTCAACACCTTCGACCTTTTCCTCTTCATCATCCGCATCGCTAATGCCCTTGATCATCTTCTTTGCCTTCTCATAGGCAAGTTTGCGAATCTTCTCACGAAATTCACGACGACGAGCATCGAGTCTTTCAGTCTCTTCAGGAAGGTTATCGACTACTTTGTATCCAGTGGTTGTATCCAATGTAGCGAGCATATCATCTTCATCGGGATGATTGTCGTCATCAGCAGCAGCTTCGGCATCAGGGATGGTATCCAAGATGCTGGCAACGATTTCCTCTTCTTCCTCTTCAGTAAGATCAAGTTCAGTCTCCTCGCTAATACCCATTCCCTTCAGCGTATCAGTGAGATTCTGCATCCAGAAACCCAGAGTATTCTTGGCGAACTTCTTCTTGCTCTTCTCAACTTCTTGGTCGGTCTTGGCTTGATCGGCAACAGCAAAGGAGTGGAAGTAATCAAAGGCAGCATCACTGGTATTGAACTTCTTGTTCAGGTCAATCTTTGCCTCTTCCAACTCCTCAGTGGATTCCCTGCGAGCCTTTCGGATATCTTTTTTAGCGGTCTTGATATCCTTTTTCAATTGTTTAGAACGTCTGATTTCGCTTGATTTACTTTTCAGTTTCTTGAGTTTCTTGGCGCGAGCATCATTTCTACCTTTACGAGTCAAGAATCTCTTAGCACCCTTTTTAATCAGGTTACCAATAAGCCCTTCTTCAACATCACCCTCATCATCTTCCAACTCATCAGTGGATTCTGAAATGTCTTGCACATCCAACACATAGATTTTCGAGTATTTTTTGTGACCCGAATCGACGGCAATATAGAAGTCATCATCATAATCACCTTTTCTGAGATCAGCAACTGCCTTCTCAACTCCATCATGAGAAATCGTTAAGACCACATTTGCATCAGGGTGGTTTATGATCTGCTTATCAGTCAACTTGGGCTTCTTCTTACCTTCTCCCAAATCTTCAGTAGATTCTTCCAACTCCTCAACTGATTCAAGTTTCTCTGATTCATCGATGCTATACTTCGACATGAAAAAGTAGCCGCCAGTGTCATTCTTGTCAATAGCAGCCACATGACGGTCTCCATCGAATGGGTGAATCCAGAGGGCATCCCCAGACTTCACCTTGGTCTTAACTGAATGCATCTTACCTCTAATGATGTGCTCCCCGCGACTTTTGGCTTTCGTCCACTTCTTGCTATCAGGTTTGATGTCAAAGATCGATTTCGCTGACTCTTTGACCGGCTTGCCGTCTTTAGAGATGATGCCACGATAACCTTCAGCTTCACGGTCACTCAGGAACTTCTTCGCCTTGTCTAAAGTCATGAACTTGGTCACCTGAATTGGACCGCGCTTACTCTTGGCATATTTAACATGAAAGTCTGGTGTTTGCTCTTCCAACTCCTCAACTGATTCTTCAACAGAGGCATATCCTTTAGCAGCAGGAACCAAAACTTTATCATAGAAGTTCCTTGCTCCACCGATCCAACCCCACCCATCAGTTGACTTCTTGCCACCATGCTTCTTAGCCAAATTGATGAACGCATCAAGACCGGGACCAGAACCCCTATACGATTTCACGGCATCATCAAAAGAGGGGGGATTGGTAAAGTCTTCATCATCAAAGACTTTGTTTGAAGTCAACCACTTATAGGCATCTTTACCCGAAATCTTTGCTGCCTCTTCCAATTCAACGGATTCATTCTTCTCAGGCTTCTCATCATCACCCTTCCAACCAGCATCAATCTCATCAAAGAACTTCTTCTTGTCATCACCCTTAAGTTCAGATGGTGATTTCACACCATACTTTTTCAGAGTGTCATTGAAGAACTTCTGATAGGCTTCCTTGTCGCCGGTGGCTTCTTCAATCGCTTCTACAGACTCCCCAGCCATGATTCGCTTGGCAGTCTCTGCTAGTTTTTTTGTAAGTTCGTCGTTATACATGCTACTATTTAGTTATTTGAGTTTTGAGAGTTGGATAGTCTTCTTTACAGCATCCTTTGGAATATGTGAGACTGCATAGTTACCGGGATCTCTTGGTTCTAGATTGGGGAGCTTCTTGCGATCCAGAACAAGAAGATATCCTTCTCCAGTGTCACGATATGCCACCAGAGCAAAGCGTCCAGCAAGGTGAACATTGTCAGCAACATATGAACCATCAATGTCACTGGTGTTCCCCTTGCCTTTAGATTTTACTGCACCCTTACGAGTCAGCACATTGTATTCAGCACCAGAGATTCCACGATAAACCTCTGACTTGCTGCTCTTGAGTTTATTGAGTTTCTCTGTGATAGTGCGAAGGTCACCTTCTGGTTCCCAGATCAGGAAGTCTTCTACCTTGGATTCGTTAAGGTCAAATCCTTTATATCCAAGTCTTTTATTCATCAACTTGACGGCATCCTTATAGCTCAAGTCTTTTTTTACGTATGCCCATGATGAGCGAATCCCACCACGAACCTTGCCATCATAATTCTGTTTCAGAACCCAGACATAATAACCACCCTCTTCTTTTGGTCTGCCATCAAGTCTACTGTCTCTACCGAATGCATATGTTTTTCCACTTTTTGCTTTTGTGGCAGTCTTCTGATAGACAGAGGCTCCTTCAGAAATATATTCAATGAATGTTTTCATGCTCCCTTGTGTTTCTTCCATAGGTCAGCATCAGTTGTCTTCTGAGTCTTTCCACCAGTGACAAATGAATTCACCCTAGCTAAACCCCACTGTTCAGGAGTAGTGCCGGGTCGATGACCAGTTCTCCATGCACCTACACCCCTCTTATAGACATCCCAGAGAATATCAAAGGCAATTCCACTACCATCTGCCTTATTCTGGACTGCCTTCTTGGGATTTGATTCCGCGAGTTCTGATTCTTCTTTCTTAGTCATCGAACGGTCTTGCCAATCATATGAAACCTTGTCATCAGTGATCGGTCCACCTTTTGCCCATGTGGTGCAAGTGCGAGCAGAGTGACACTTGAAGTGATGCATCCAGCAGTATCCAAGTTCACCATCATCATCAGATGTTTCACCGGGCATACAGTCTTTCATACGAGCACTGATATCAAATGCAACACAATTGGCGCACACTGATTTCTTTGCTGCTTCAACAGAGGTATCCCACTTCTTTGCAATCTTCTCCCAATAGTCACCCGGTTCATCTACATTCAAGGGACCATAGGCAAACTGCTTGGTTGTGGCATCACGATTCTTTGTGTTGAGTTTTACATCCTGTGTCGCTGGTGGACAAGGGTGTTCTTTTTCGGTAAGATATTCAGTGAACGATTTCATTTCTTTTTCCCATAGAGTTGCTGATACTTCTTTGTGTATCTGGAAGGCTTGGTCTTGGCAGACGCATCACCGGGAGCGGGTTTGTAAGCAGATGGGTCATCTGTTGCTTTCTTTGTCTGCTTCTTGAAGTGAGATGAGCGACTCTTCTTGGTGCTCTTTGCCATCTCATCGCCCTCTGCATCCTTGGCATAGTAACGGTCTGGTCCTTGAAGGTCATCTTCTTCTTTTTCTTCTTCCAATCCAGCTTCACGAGGGTTTCGTGTCCTTCGCTCAAGGTATCTGGTGAGGTCAGGAGTAGGAACGATCTTCGGGCGAACCCCAAACGAGGGGTTCGCCTTGTTTGTTGCCTTGTCCCTCTTGCCGCTAGAAAGATACTCGAAATGTCTGGGATAAGCCTTTGCCAGACCTCTGAGTCCCGCTAGTGTAGTGTTCAGGGCAAGTGCAATATCATCGGCATCCACGGTGTTCTCTCGCTGCCAGAGCTTGATCAACTCCCTTGCCATCTGCTCCTGCTTCGGGTTTGGAGCAGACTCATTCACCGCAAGATTTGCCAGCTTGTCCTTGAGCCGCATCATCATCCGCCTTTTGGTTCCTGAGACTTCCAGCCCATACCGACTCCCATAGTCATCCTCCAGCTTCTTGATCAGACTCCGTGCCTGTTCCTTACTCAAGACCAGCTTGCCCCTTTCCAAAGAAAACCAACCATCCTCCAGACCCAGAACTTCATGTCCCCATGTGGAGGCAGTGGCATCCAGTTCAGATATCTGGGCGTTGCTCAATTTGACTGTGATGGTTCCTCCTGCCTTGGGATCAAGTTTTTCTTCAATGGGTTGAAGGTCATCTTCTTTTTCTTCTTCCAATCCAGCTTCACGACGAGCAGAATAGTATGCAGCAAGTGCCATATCGATTCTCTTCTTCTTGTCCTTACCCTTGAACTGAGGGGCATCAGACTTCACGAAGTCATCAATCCATGTATCAACATCTGCCTTGGGATCAAGTTTCTCTTCGATGGGTTGAAGGTCTTCCAACCAACATTTGAAGGTCACCTTTTCATTATTCTCACAAACCACAAAATTAGGTTTGCGTTCGACCACTCTGAGTTCTACACCCGCCTTTGTGACACGATCACCGACATTGAAGAGTTTACCCTCAGTGTATTGTTCACGGATATCACTTACCTTTGGAAGTGCGATGTGTTTTCGAAAGATAAAGGACTCTTTGAGACCCATACCCTTACGAATGGCATTCAAGAGTTCTTGGACTTCTCCAAAGTTCTTGGGAAGACCAGTGGCGAATAGTTCCAGATCGTTATCCGCTGCTGCGGCACGCATCTTGGATGCTGACATTCCAGAAACACCCTCTGCATCAGGATCTCTTTCACCAGCAGAGATGACCTGAATACCATCCTTGAAGTTGTAGAATCCATCCTTTCTTTCCTTGCCGTTGTATTTGTTCAACAAGAGCTTGAACTCATTCACACGGTCAGAACCAGCAACATAGACGAATTCTGTATACCCTTCCTTGTATGCACGATCAGCAATATGAAGTGCAATCTTGACATTCTTGTCCATGTAGATGTTACGAGCATGTTTTGGAAACATCTTACGCATGAACTTCACCTTGTCATTATAACTCAGTGGATTCTTCTTTGCGTCCTGTGACTGAGAAGGATAAATCTGGTAATCATTCTTACCAGCAACCTTGGCAACCTTATCAATGAGCTTCTGATGCCCAATGGTAGGTGGATTGAAGCGACCGAAGGCAGTCACCAAGGTCTTCTTCTTTTCTTCTGTAAACTGACTGAACGATTTCATTCTTCACTCTTTTTCTTGCCCTTCTCCTGTTCGGCTTTCTTCAACTGAGGAAGGAGCTTCTTGGCAATACGATTAATGCCACCCTGCATCTTATCTAGTTTCTTTTCGATGCGTTCTTGTTCACCAGCAGAAACATCAGCACGGTTTCTACCCTTCAACAGCTTGGTGTATAGAAGGTCTCTTGCTTTCTTCTTGGCACGTTTCTGAAGTGTTTCGGTTGAAGCTTTCTTATTCTTACCCCTCTTGAGAGCACGTTGAATCTTTGCCTTGTTACGCTTGGCAATCTGCGAACGCTTGATACGTTGTGCGCGAGTCAGTGCTTCATCCAACTCCTCAGTGGATTCTGAAATTCCGAGCTTCTTCAATTCTTTGGAAATCTTCCCTTTGAGATCAGTCGCCTTCTTGAAAGCGTGTTTAGGCATCATCCCTTTGTTCTTATAGAGGTTGAAAAAGTCATTGAGGAATGCAGAAGCCGAAGAAAGGTAATCCTTTTCCTTGTTGACCTTAAACCAACCCCAATATTGTTCTGCTTTATTCAAAAAGGACTCACCTTTGAAAGCCTCCTCTTCTAACTCAGTCTCTTCCTTCATCAACCTATCAATCTTGCTCTGAATCATCTTCTTGTATCCCTCGATGCCACCATAGTTCTTGGCAATCTTGGGATCAGGATTCTTGAGAAGTGCTTTCAGATCTGCAATGTCTTCTTGCTTGGATTCGTTAATTTCGTTTCTGATCTCTTTGATTGATTTCATTCTAGTGTTCCCATCCTTTGATGATATCTGGTGAAAAATTGTTCATGGAGAATTCCAGTCTATCCACCAGTTTGACTGCTCCACCACCGATCTTATCGATTGCCACAAATCCTTCCTGACCTGTGACACGAAATCCATTCTTTGTGCGAACGAAGGTATCCAGTTTTTTGAGGTCATCAAGTTTTGCAATGATAAGTTTCTTTGCCACAACTACTGCATTCTGCAATTGAAAAACCAAGTCAAGGTTCTTCTGGTTTTCCGGTGAGAAGAACTTCAGGAATTCATCTCTTCTCTGTTCGACACCAGCCTTACCTTTCTCGGTCTTTCTCTTTTCTGCTTCTTTGGCATATTTATCATTGACCCAAGCAATCATGTTCTGGACATGCTTCTTGGTATTCGTTACCTCTTCACCCCTACGGACATAGGTGTTATTGAATGTCTCAATCGTCTTTGCAAGCTCAGGGTCACCTTCAATCTGACGAAGAGTAGAACCAGAAATCTTCTGGAAGATCTTACCAGCAGTAGAGAGTGCTTTCTGAACCTTTGCAGTATCACTGGAATTCAGGAGTGCTTTACCAGAGATGTCACGAAGACCAGCATCTTGAAACCAGACACTTGGTGTTTGCTTGAGCTTCGATGCATCCACATCATAGGAAGCAGTCATGGACTCAAAGTCTTTACCTGCATATGCAGTATGAAAGACCACACCAAGATTGGCTTTGGAAATCTGTTTACCCAAGGCACTGCTTGCAGGAACCGCATACACAATGGTATTGGGTTGAAAGGTCAGGTAGGATTCACCATCAATGGTTTCTTTCTTCAGGTCACTCTTCGTGAACATGATGTCCCCTTGAATGACTCCCTTGATACCAAGCTTGGGAAGTTCAGCAAGGGCAACTTTCATCTTTGCTGCAAGGTCACCAGACATATCTGCATCAATCTCTGCATCTGTCTTGTAGACCTTTGGCTCCTTGTTAAAGATACCCTTCTTGGCAACAAAGAACTTACCATCTCTTGGATCTTGACCAGCAAAAACAGCAGGAGCACCATCCCACTTCACGGTAATGTCAACCTCCTTGGATGAGTTACCAGCAAGCATATCTCTCAGAGAACGAAGAGCAAGAATAGCTTGGCGAGCACCAGAGACACCACCATAGATTACCTGATCTTCAATATGAGTCATGTGGGTATTCTTACCCACTGCTGCTTCGGAAATGAAGTCAAGGAAGGTGTTCATATCACCAAGGGTCTCCACTGAGTTTAAGAGACGATGCCATCTTTTCAGATTCGAATTTGAATCGAATCTTCATGATTTTCTTGGGACCAGCCTTTACTCCAATAGACTCATTTCCAATTGGCTCAAGTTCAATATCATTCTTAGAAAAAGCAGAAAGCTTATCGTTCTTGAGTGGGTCCATTGTTACTGCCTTATATGGTGCCTTTTTACCTTGTCCAGTAACTTTAACATATGGAGGATAAAGAACTTCAGCGTCCATCCAGTCATCTAAAAGATACTTTTTCAAAGAGGCTTGGTCAAACTGAAGAAGACGCTTTAGGAGGATATCGCGGAACTCTCGCATGGTTGTGACACCAGCTTCGATTGTCTGCTTTTGGATATCCTTATTGGAGCGGATAAATTGTTTCCTCGCTTTGGTTGAGGGAGGAAGGTCAAGTCGTCGGATAGTATCTTCGGTGACATCCTTGAGAGTTGCGGCGAAGGAAGTGTTCAGGCTTCTGTCAATAGTTCCAATGCCGGGATTTTTGAAACCGATATCACCCTTGCTCTTCGTGGCTTTTGCAGATAGACCAAGAAACCCATTAGCAGGACCATCAGCAAATCGAATAAGAACATCAGTGGGATTCTTCTTCTGGTTGACTTCTTGACCAACTGCCTTGGTCATTGAGTTTGGTCTTGCGGTCCACCAGACTTGAGTGGGTTTACCTTTATAACCCGCTTTCTTTGCCCATTTAAGAAAATCAACTGCCATTGCCTCTGCCTTACCTTTGGCATCTTCAACAGCAGCAGGTGAAGCTTGTTTTATTCTTTCTTCAAACTGCCTTCTTGCATCAGCATCAAACCAGCGATTTCCAGCAAGGACGTATCCAACCCAAATTTCATTGATGTCTGCTAGAATTGTGTTGGCAGATTCCGTTAGGTATTCTTTAAAAGATAGCATAGTTCCCATAAATTACAATTGAATTTTAGTGTTACTAGAACTATTTATAATATTTAAAACCTCCAGTTAGTGCTTGAGATTCGCATAGTCAGCATCACCACTTGCCACTGGAGGAGAGTCACTGATGATTCCAGCAGTCGCATTTTCAAGGTCAAAGAGTCTCATGTAGGAACGGTCCACACCAATACAGAACTTCTTGTTTCTCTCTGGGTCATTGTAACGATTCTTCAACTGCTTGATCATCAGTTGATTCTTGTTGGCAAGGTCATCGTTACTGATTGCTGCAATCATGAAGTCAGCAGTTGCTGGAAGACCAAAGGATTCGCTGGTATCTGTCAAGTCAACATCTGAACTTTTGAAACCCTCACGGGTAACCTGAGTAGCAGACCAGACAGGGACATTAAACTCCACGGCAAGACCACGTATCTCCTCTGCAATTGCCTTGACAAAGGAGTAGGTGTTGATGGAACCACCAAGACCACGAACACGACTGGAGGCACATATGTTCAGGTAGTCAATGAAGATGATATCAGGAGCAAAGTTCTTCTTCATCTTCAACTCATTCAGTAGTGCTCGAAAGTGTGCAACATGAGCAGACCCTGTAGGATACTCCTTGATGACTAGCTTACCCTGAGTCTTCTGGCGAATGGAATCAATCTTGGAATCAAAGATCGGTTTCGTGACATTCTCAAGGTCATCCAGAGATATGTCAAAGAGATTCGCATCAATGCGTTCAGCAATCTTTTCCTCTGCCATCTCCATTGTGATATAGAGAACATTCTTACCCTGCTGAAGAGCAGCACCAGCAAAGTGACACATCATCAGACTCTTACCAACACCAGTGCCAGCAAGGATAATGTTCAGTGTCTTTCTTGGTAGACCACCCTTGGTGATGGTATTGAACATCTCAAGGTCAAAGGACTGCTTCTCCTCAACACGATGATATGCTTCATAACGCTCAGTGGCATTCTCAATGTAGTCATGACCAACATTGGTATCAAAGGTCACTGCAAGTGCCTTACTCAAGATATCTGGAATCGCTCCTTCTGCTTTGTCTTTGGTCTTACCATCAATGATTTGAATCGACTCCATGATTGCCAGATATACAGCACGGTCCTTGCACCACTTCTCAGTAGAGTCAAGCAGCCAGTCTTCATTGACATCATCTTCTTGCTTTGAGAGCGACTGTATAGCATCGACAACTTCCTCGACGTTTGCCTTACTGAAGTCTGACTGCTCATACTCGATCTGGATGGCAGATGAGTTTGGAAGCTTGTTGTATTTTGTAATGAAGCGAAGAATCAACTCATAGACAGTGCGAGAAGACCCTTCAAAGTATTCTGGTTTGATATGGGGAATCGCCTTGCGACAGAACGATTCGTTTTGGATTAGGTTTCTAAGAATTAGGGGTGTTAGGTTGCTGCTCATTCTCTACTTGTTCTTCCAAGATGTTGATTAGAATCTTTCCAATTGTGTCCTGCAATTCTAACATATTCTCTGCCTCTTGACAAGCCTTTCCTTTGGGTGGCGTGGTAACTTCAAAGTCAAATGTGAGCTTACACTTGTCTTCCTCATCGTCTTCATTAAAGGTGATCTTTCCAAATGCAAATTCAACATTCTTGAATTCACCTTCAGTGATTTGAATAATGGCAAGACCATTATCTGTGTTCTTTTCTGTGAGTTCGTAGTTTTTCATTTTTTATTTTTTGTGGAGACTGTAATAAATGTCTGCTTTATTTGAGGAGTTCTGGTTCGATTTCATAGACTTCGTTTATATCTATTCCGCGATATTTTATGCCATTTAGCTCGCCTGTTATAGATTTATGATGATGCCCAGCTACTACAATTTTGGGCTTTCTTACTTCTATCATAACTTGTAAGAGGTTTCTGGTAGCAGAATTGTCGTATATTTTATACACATATTCAGCAAAACTTTGAGGTATATCGTGCGCGACTAATATGTTTTTATCGCTTCTCTCCCAAGCTTCAAGGCATTGTTTCATTTGGTTACAGTTAAGTTCTTCATCTTCCCACCAATTGACTTCAGGAGTTCTCCAATCCTTGTCTATGCTATCTGCTCCGCTAACAAAAAATATATCGTCAAATTCTCCGAAATCTCCCATATACCCTTTAATCATGGGAGCTTCGCGCCTTTTGTCGTGGTTCCCGCAGAAAAAATATAGATTATCAGGGAAGTTCTCGTTTAACTCGTCAGAAGAAATGAATCCTACTCCGAAATCCCCCACTTGGATAACCTTATCTTTCGGGTAACGTGCGGCGATAGATTTGGCGAAATGGTGGTCGCCGTGTATGTCTCCTAAAAAAATCATTCTTAATTCATAGTCCAAAAGCAGCAATAGTATGTTCAAATGGATTGCCTTCAATATTCTTCACCAAGTCAAGCATCATCTGAGCAATCTCACGAATCTCTTTCTGAGCTTCCGGTTTGTTTCGCAATCCCTGAAAGTGATAGAATGATCTCCAGTTGAACATCACATCTGACGTAATCCTGCTATTGTAGGTCTTGAAGAATCGAGCAGATTCCTTGGCACGTTTGCGACCCAGAACAGGTTCAAGATCAGCAACACATTGGTGATAAAGGTCATTTCCTTTTCTGGTATATTGTTCTAAAACCTCAGTCCAGTATTCTGTTGGAAACGGAAACTCATTTCCGTTAATATCCCTTGGCACAATGGGCGGGGGAGATTTCTTAATACCAGCCCAATCATCAGGCACAATATACTTGTCTTCTTTCAGTTCCTTGTATCGAGCAGATTCAGCATTTAATGACACTCCGATACGATGTTTAAGAAGGTGAATATGACTAGCAATATCGCAATCGACCAGAAAGTGCAGAGAAGACTTCTCGAAAGGTGTGTGGTGACCCTCTTTAGCGAGGAAGCTGAGTAGTTGCGGTATTCTGTTTCGTTTTTCATCTGTAATTTCTCGACTGGTGGAAGTCCATGCGCTACAGGCATGGATCTCATCATCACCGTAGTGTCCGATAAGTTCTACTGTATTTTTATTCATTAAACTTCTTCCAATGGGCAATGTTCACTTACTACTTCAATTTCTGCGTAATCAAAAAGCTCGTATCCGTGCAGCTTGAACACGGCGTCTTCAAAACAACTTTGCCTTCGAGGTCGTAATATTCGTGATTTGCGAGAATCATTCTCGCCGTGATAGTGTCGCCCTCATAGATGTCAACACCATTCTTGTCCTTGAGTCCAGCGGGGGTGCGTAGATCGCGCTCTTGTTCTTTCATTGTCCAACAATTATACCGGACTTCCAATCCAGTGTCAACCGTTCATCTCATTTGAAAATCCTGCGAATGTTCTCGTCGTCAATGTCAAATCCCTTTTTCAAGTATCTAGTCATTCTTCTTGCTTGAATGATATTTCGATTCACAGTCTCTGGCATTCCTGCAAACCACTTTTCACTTCCACCAGTATAGACCAATTTCTTAGCATGAAGATGTGTGAAAAAATCGGGATGATGGCAACATTCTCCAAGGTTGTCTTTGGCAATACTACACACAGTATAATCGAAACACTCAATAGTTTCTTGTGGCGTTGCGCCCATGTGAAGCAAGTCATAAACCTTTCCTTCAAATTCAATTGAGTCACCAAGTCTTAGTTTCTTGACATGAGTGCCGCCTTTACTCAGCAATGTCTCTACTGCTCTTTCTCTTTCAGATTCAGTAGCAAAGAAGACATCAATGTCCTTTGGTGTTGTGTTTAAAAACTCTGCAAGAACAGCACCACCAGCAACCCAACAGTGAGAATCAAAATGGCTTAGGAAACTCTGAATCATTTTCCAGAAGAACCAAATCCACCCATACCACGATGAGTAGGATTGAAAAAATCATCAACTACTTCAAGTTCAAATGGATCAACTCGCTCAAAGATGATTTGAGCAATACGATCCCCTTTCTTGAATTCAAATGGATCTTCACTGGTATTCAACAGAACAACCCCAATTTCATTGCGATATCCAGAATCAACTACACCAGCAAGAACATCAATACCATTCTTAACTGCAAGCCCAGAACGTGGGGCAATACGACCATAGTAACCGAGAGGAATTGCCATTGCGATTCCCGTCTTTACAATGGTTCGAAATCCAGAAAAGACCTTGCCATCTTCGTTAGCATAAATGTCCCAACCAGCATCATCTTTATGTGCCTTGGTTGGTACGAGTGCATCGTCAGACAATTTTTTTACAGGTACAATATTCATTCTATCTGTTCAATAAAGCATTGAGTTGTTTCACGTCTTCAATTACTTCTTCAAGGAAGAAGTTAAAGGTCTTATTCTCCTGAAGGTAGACTCGCTCCTTCTGAAGTTTGTTCTCCAAGTCCTTTGCTCTTTTTTGTATCTCTTGAATTTTCATGGTTCTTATTCCCAAAGATTGTATCATAGTTGTCACGAAACTTCTGACTGAAACAGTTTCGTGGAGAATCGCCCTTGCCGTTTGTTGACTTGCTCATTTATTTCAATCTTCAAGCATTGGTGAATGTGCAACAGTGAATTTCTGACGAATCACTTCGGCAAAGTCTGTATTATCTATAATGGGCTTCCAGAAGTCTCCCTTCATGGTATCTGCTGCTCGACAATTGCTGGCAGCAAGTTCCTTCTTGGTTGCAGGATCGATGGGCATATACCAACCATTCTTTGGCTTGATAACATGACCAGTCTGTAGTGCAACATCCAGAAGACCAGACCACTTTTCAATTCCACCTTCCCAAGAAACTGAAATTGGAATCTTGGACTTCTCACGAACAAAGCGAGACTTCTCGACATTGACCACAAAGTGATATCCCTGAATCTCAGTTCCAACCTTATCCTGCTGGCGACCAATGATCCAGATGTTATCAGCGGAGTAGTATGCACCGGTTCCACCAGATACGATGTCCTTGGGGAACATACCCTGTTCCTTGTAGGTATGGTTGATCGTCAGGAGAGGAATGTCCTTCATTGCCAAGTGGGGGGTCAGCATACGAAAGAGTGACTTCAATGCCTTGGCGCGAGTCATGTCAGCAACACTCTTTTCATTCAGGGCATCCTCAACCTCTTTCTTGGAAGCGACATTACCAATAGAGTCAATGACAATGACAACCTTCTCATCACGCTTGAGTTCATTCAACTGATGAATCAAGTCAAACTTCAGAACCTCAATGTCAGTGACAGGAGTATGAAGAACACGATCCGTATCGATACCAAAGGATTCAAAGTATGATTGTGGTGAACCAAATTCACTATCATAGAACAGCAATGCTGCATCATCATACTTCTTGAGATATGCAGATGCCATTAGCAGTGCAAAGGATGTCTTGAAGTGTTTGCTTGGTCCTGCCAGCATTGTGTGACCGGGAGCAAGACCACCATCAAGTGAACCAGACAATGCCACATTGAGCATTGGAACTGAGGTTGGAATCATGTCCTTCTTGGTGAAGAACTTTGAGTCAGTGAGAACAGAGACGTTCTCAACCTTACTTGATTTTTTGAGTCTATCGATTAGTGACATAGTTTAGATATTGATTTTACGGTATTCTACTTTTGCTTCTTTGAAGAATTCTGCTGCTCTCATTGTGGATGACATCCATTGTGGGGAAGCTTCCATTGTATTTACAATGACTCTCTTGATGCCTACCTGAATAACAGTCTTGGCGCATTCATGACAAACGGGAAGACCATACACATAAAGAGTGGTGCCGTTCAGACACTTTCCTTTCCTTGCAGCAGTGCAGATTGCATTCACCTCTGCATGAACAGTGTAATTGTATTTCACGACACGGTTTTCAAATCGTTCACCTGTATCTTGAAATCCACGGGGAAAGCCATTATATCCCATAGAGACAACATCATGACTTGGACCTTCTTCAGCAATCACTGCACCAATCTTGGTTGTATCTTTAGACCAAGATGAGATGTGTTTTGCGAGCTCAAGGAACTTACGGTTCCACTTTTGCTCAGAGGTCATTGGTTTTGTTTCGTTGTTCTTCACAAGCTTCGGCAATATATTCACAGTATTCTTGGAGGGTTTTGAGGTTAATGGACGAGACGGTAGAAAGACCATATTTGTCAATCATTTGTTTTAATTCATTTGCCTTGACCATAATCTTGTGATGTGATGTTTCTCGCATTTCAATTATTATACACTATTCTGAGGGAGAAGTAAACCACTTAGGTGTGGGGCGTTTTGTCCAGACCATCTTGAATCGTTTCTGTTTAGTCTTGTAGAAAGAGCGATAGGAATTGATTGGATCTGGTCCCATGCATTCTGGATTAGACCCCATTGCCAAGCGGAATGGAGTCATTCCTGCAATTGGAATTGAATTTGGGCAATCTGCAAGGGCATCGATAAGCTTGGTCTCAGTGACATGAGTCTTTCCGTATCGATGAGTGTACTCCTCACACAAAGCGACAAAGAGTTCAAAATGCCAATAGTAATTGTCACTGCTTTCTCTTGTCCAAATCGTGCAAGGATGGTTCATGTGGACTGCCTGATACATCTGATTCTCACGGGCATCAGGCAGAACCCATGTGCGATGTTTGCGACCATTGCGAACCTGAATCTGCTCAGTGCCATCCAGCATACGATGAGCAGTAGATAGCATCTGAGCAGATTCTAGGATCATCTTGACAACGTGCTTGTCACAGTGTTCACGGGCAGCAATCTCAGGGTTTTCATTCAAGACAAAGATGTTCATAATAAAAGAGATTATACACTATTGTCAGTCATCAGTCAATGGTTGATTTCAAACTTACCCCAGACTTGATTCCAGACCTGATTTTTGGGTGTCCCTTTTTCCTTGAAAGGAAACGGAAGATCTGGTTTACGCCTGTTTCTCATCTTAGTAATTTTTGGTTGCTTCTATGATTTCCTCAAAGTCAATTGGCGTTTGATTTATTTGCTCGACGCTCACATTAAAATAGCGCAAGTCTGGTTTGCCATCAAGCAAAACTTTTCGTGCGTGAATGTGACCGTGAATGTTGGCTTTGCACCAATCCGCAATAGATTCTGGATGGACCGGAATGTGTGTTAAGATAAACTTAAATAGCTTATGACTTCCGCGAATATCTTTAAAGTGTTTTAAATAGTCTTTGGCTTTGAAGATGTCATGGTTTCCTTTGATTAGAATTTTACGACCGTTTAATCTATCAAGAATATCAAGTCCTTTTCTGCCAATTGCGACATCGCCAAGGTGATAAACTTTATCGTCTTTTCCAACAACACGATTCCAGTTATCGGTCATTATTTGGTCACCTTCCTCTGAATTTGAAGCCCAAGGACGCATCAACTCACCAGATTCTGTGGCAAATCTGTAGCAGTTATTGTGACAGAAATGAGTATCTGAAATGAGGAATGTTTTCAAAACTCACAGTTCCTCACTTATGTATTTTAATGCCAGTTCTTTGGAACCGCAAACGTATCGATCCTCGTAACCACCCTTCATTGTCCGAAACAGAATCCAGTTGGGGCTATAGACACGAACCTCACCATCCAGAGTTCTAGCACGACAGAAGGTTGCGTATCGGTATTTCTTGTCTTGACTGAGACCAGTATTAATTCCATAAACTTGATCAAGGTCTGCTTCTTGCAGTGCCTCGATCAAGTCTTCTAGGATTTCTTCACGCTTGCTCATTGACAGACTCTTTCAGGAATTCAATTTCCTTCTCGACATCCTCTTCGGTAAGGTAACCATTCACCTTACTGCCCCACTCAGGAACTTCTTCAAGGTCACCAGAGGGACCATAGAAACCAATCTCGTAGTGACCCTCCCTGCCCCCATAAGACCAATCATGACGAATCACAGAGGCTTTACAGCCATTACCCAAATCAACAATGGCTTGAATGGCATCCAGACCAAATGCCGAACCCATCTTTTCAAATTGCAATTCATTGAATTTCATTTTATCGCTTGTTCTTGTTTTTCTCATACCAATATTTTCCTGAATCCCGGAGCATTTCATTGCTGTTTCGGATATGCTCTAGTTCTGCCTTGATCGTCTCATAGAGCGATTCCGCAAACCGTAGTTTGTTCTCTTCAGCGAGATCTTTAAGTTCATCAACCATGTGAATGACATGGTCGATGTAGGGACACGTATTTGCCGGGATGGGCGGGGATTCATCTTTTTTGTTCATGAATTATCTATGTTCTCAAGCACATCCTCCAAGAAGTCAACTTCAGACTTCTTTTGAATCAGTTTTTCTCGCACTTCACTGGCAAGCCATTTCTTGTCGTGCATTCGACGTTTGAACTGCTCCCAACCCACGCACTGTTCCCCAGCAACAACTAGTTGAAAGAGTTTCATTCTATCTTCAGGTTTCATTTCGATTTTCATATCAATCTTCCACTTCCAATTCAACAACATACCAATTATCGCAGTAACTCAGGTCTTCCTTATACTTTCCATTAGCGGCTTCGTTAGCCTTATCTTCCGAAGAAAACAAAGAAACCAAAGAAACCAACTCAGTGCCTGAGTAGTTATACTCTTTGAACAATCCGTAAACTTTCATAATTTTGATACTATTAGATTTTTTTAGAGAAAAGAGGCAAGAAGCCCACTCATGACAAATGTGGACTTGTCGAGGCGAGCGACATACCTCTGACCAACACCACCTTGAGCAACACCATCACGCCTCCAAGGGATGATGGTCACAAAGGCAGAGTTCCCCTCAATCTCATCAACGCGAACAATCGCGCCAAAGTTCTCAATGATGTCACCAACCTTGATGTTGGTCTTGTAGTTGGGTTTGAGTTTCATATCGGTATTCATAATTCAATTCATTTCTTAGCTGATACCAGACCAACGAACCCTGCTGAAGTCACCAGTGAAGATGTTCCCGCGAGAGAAATTAGTGGCGGGAGCCTTCCATGAAGCTGCCTTGAGAATGTCGCCCTTGGCAAATCCCTTCTTGGGGTTGTCCTTCTTGGCAACAAACCCAACCACGCTCCTCTGATTCCCAGAGTCAACGAAAACCTTGTCGTAGTTGCGACCAGAATCGTCAAGGTGGAAGGTGTATCCAAGGCGAATTCCAGAAGGGCGATTGGCATCCTGCTTGTCCCAATCATTTCGAATGTGGGAGAGGAGGTTGTTCAGTGCTTTTTCGTAGCTCATAGCGTTCTTTCTCATTACGTAGATCATACTAGACCATTTCTGGATTCCCGTCAACCCCTCAGAGCACTTTTTTTCACTTTTTTTACGGCTATTCCGTCCACAGGACCGTCCACAGGATGGCGTAGTAGCACGACTCATCAAACAATTCAGGCTTGGAAACATCGCAGTCGCAACAAAAGTCTTCCACGGCTTCCTTGCCGAATTCTTCAACCGCTTCCGCGAACCAGTCAATTTCAACTTCGTTTTTCATGTTTTTAAGGTAACCCATTTAGGCTTGCTGGTCAACGTTTATTTTGATTTTTCTTCAACAAAGCGCAATCCGCCTCGTCCTGCCATGCTCATGTCGTCGTCAGAAAATGTTTCTCCGATTTTCCACATTGAAGTCTCGGTCGCTGTTACGACAAAAAAGCTGCGTCCTTTGACTTGATCTTTTGCGATTCGTTTGTAAGTGATTTTGATTGCGTCTTTCATTGTTTATAATGTAACAGATTTTCAGATTTTTGCAAGTCTTTTTTTCACTTTTTTTTCACTTTTTTTACGTTACCGTTAAAGGTGTTGGTAATCAACGACTTACGAAAGAAGAAAAGTCCCCCTATGACGAAAAGCAGGCAAAATCAGGTGTTCAGAAGGGCATAGTCGATTGCTCTTTGTGCCTCTTTCTCCCAAGCACGACCAGAATCACGATACCAATTGCCAGTGCAAAGGTCCAATTCCTTGCAGAGAGAGACAACTTCCTGATTTTGAATGCGATACCCGGAACGAATTGCATTCACGGCAATGGAAACCATGAGAGAATACATCTTGGAATACCATCCAGCAGAGAGACACTTGTATTCATCCACGATCTTACGATTCACGAAAGGGCAATCCCATAGACCAGTCCACCGTGGCTGAGTGACATTCAATCCCTCCCATCGACTTTTTGCAATTTGAATTTGAACTTCTTCTGGAAGACTGCCACCTAGAGTAGTGCTCATGACTGGTGATTGGTAAGGGTGTTTTCGCATCAAGGCAAATGGATTCAAGTAGTCACCAGTGTGAGTGAAGATGAAGTTGTGTGCATCAGGATACTGAGCAGGGACAAAATACATTCGACTCAGGTCTTTGGTTTGCTTGTCACCAAGTGTTTCAAATTCAGTATTCATGGCATACCAGAAGTGACGAATCTTGTCAGCACTCACTGAACCATTGAAGGGAAGCACCACACGAAACTTTGGGTGCTCCTTGGTTGACGATGCAGTAGAGTAACACACATAGTAGTAATTACGAAAGACTTCCAGTGCATTCTCAAAGGAACCTTCATAATCATCAACATCAAGTGCTGCCCATCCATTCCATGAAACCACATTGTTGTTTGCCCTAGTGGTTCCGGGTTTGTATGAAGAGGGAGATATCAAAGGTGAACCAAGTTTTCTTTCACTCTTCTTTGGTTTGTATCCCGGTTGCTTACTCAGGTCATACAACAACTTCTCCATGCCATCGAATGAAGAGAACTTCATTGAACGATGAGTCTTGTTGTCAAAGACGCTTTGAAACAGTGTGAGTGAAGTCATTTCAACTATTATAGCATTACACAAAGAAGTCTTCAAGTGTCATGACTGCTTCTGGTTTCCAATCAATGGCATCCAGAATGAACTTCAGTGGATCGAGGAACGTCTTTTCAAACTGAAGGTCATAGTTTATGTATTTCGAAAGACCAAGTTCATTCGGCAACTTGGTTGGAAACGCAATGACATTTTCACGAATCGGATTGGGAATATGAAGATGCACAAACCGAATCTTGTCGCCGCTCTGAATCAGTTCGTAGTTTGTCTGTAGACCACTCTTTGTGAGATGGTGGTTGTATAGCAGACAACCACGAACATGCATTGGAGTTCCCTTAGTGTAGATAGTATCCCGGTCAGCAAAAGACCTGATGTCAGAAACTCCACGGGGAAACGAAATCTGCTCTGGTGTAAGTTTAAGAAACTTCTTTTTGAATTTAGCAATCGCTTCCTGAGTTGTCTTCTCATCAGTGGTCAGGATAATCTTGAACATCTCCTTCATCGCTTCTCGGCAGACTTGAGGTGTTGAAGACTTGACTGCCTCGATGCCCATGATCTTCAGTTTTGGTTTTGCATACTGAACACCCTCACTGTTGTGAACATTCAGGATGTATCTCTTCTTGGCAGTCCAGATACCACGGTCAGCAATCACTTCCCGCGCCATGACCATACGATTCTTGTATGAGTTCATGGTATCTGCAAAACGTTCAAATGCTTTTTTCAGAACAGGCTCGATTGCAGTTGAACCAAATTCATCAAGGAAGGCAACGGGGTCTTTTGGTTTTGCTTTTTGAATAACATCGTTGACATTCACATAAACAGAGTCAGTGTCAATCGCAACCACTCGGTCTTTGTCCTCACCAAGTGCTTTGTTAAGGTATGCATTCAGTTCTTTCTCTGCATACCGAATCACAGACTGACCTGTCAGAGTCACGCCTTCAGCAATACGCAAGTCAAAGTATCGAAACCATATATTGCCCATTGCACCATACAAGGAGTTGAGTAGAATCTTCACTGCCATCTGCTCAGTCTCGCAACGAGCAATCTCTCTTTCAATCGATGCGCTAGAACCATCTCGCTCCATGCGTTGTTGTGCCTTGAGCATTTGCTGTTTTATCATGACACGCTTGTCATACAACTCCTGAATGATCTCAGGAATGATACCCTGCTTGTCCTTACGATAACATGAACCATTTGCAGCAACAGAAACATCATCTTCAGTAAGGCAACTATCTGCCTCAAGCACCTTGTCAGGATTCAATCCATCGATACGAGTATGCGGTATCAAAGTCTCTGGTGACATATTGCATTGAATGATGATGTTGGGATACAGAGAGTTCAAGTCAAAGGACATCACCCAATCATGAAGACCAACATGAGGTTCCTTGACATACCCACCAGTGAATCCCGTCCGGTGATGCTTCTTGCTTGGGGGAACTGCAATCTTTTTCTGAGCAAGACGACGAAAGATGATAGAGTCCCAGATACCCACGGTCCCAAGTGTGTCGCTATAGTTTACGCCCCCAAGGTATGCCATTGTCAGAACCAGATTGATAAGACCAACCTTGTCTTCCATCTTCTCAATCAATTCAACGTCCACGATGTTGTAGTCAACGAAACGCTGAAAGTCTTGCTCATAGAGTTTCTTGAGTGAACCCAAGTCAGTGTAGTCTACCTTCTTTGTCCCAAGCACAACATTGGCAATGTGGTCAAGCTTGTATGATTCTTGATTGCCATACTTGTAACCAAACTTCTTGAACAGGTCTAGGTAGTCAAGACTTTCGATACCCTTGATGTCAAACACCTGTTGCTTTCTACCCATCATCTCAACCTCCTGCCCATAGACATTCTTCCAAGGTGATAGACGATTCGCTTCCTTCTCACCAAGGACTCTCTTGATGCGATTTACAATGTAAGGGATGTCAAAGAATCGAGTGTTCCACCCACTAATAACATCAGGGATATGGTCTTCATCTTCCCACCAAGACAGGAATGCCTGTAACATCTCAATCTCATTACGATACTCGTAATACTCAATCTTCAATCCAGTGGTGGTGACAGATGGATCGTAACTCTTTCCAAATGACCAGACACGATAGATGCTTTCCCGACTGGACTTGAAGGCAATTGTAAGAATCTCTTGGTCTGCAATGTTTGGATGTGGAAACCCATTGTCATAAGCAGTCTCAATGTCAACATAGGCAACATCCACATTACGAGGTTCAAATTCAATCTTACCGGGAAAGCGAGACTGAATGAATGAAGATACAAAACGGTCAGAACCATGAATCGTGTAACCGGGAACGTCCTTGTATGTCTTCAGAAAGCTTTCGGCATCGCGCATGTTGGAAAACGGAACACCCTCTACTGGAGTCCCGTCCAGTGATTTCCAAATTGAATTTGCATTTTTGGATTCAGTGTAAAGTGTCGGTTTGTATTTGACGCGCTCCTTGATTCGCTTACCTTGGTTGTCATATCCACGATAAAGAATGGTGTTTGCATTCTTCACAACTGAAGTGTAAAATCCTATCATATTCAACTATTATAGCACAAAAAGGGGGAGACCGTCAACTACAGTCTCCCCCTCTCGTTTTGAATTTCAATTAAGAACGAATGTTCAACTTCTTCGGCTTTTCGGCTTCAGGAACGATACGCTGAAGCTCAACACCAACAATACCATTCTTGTAATAAGAACCAGTAGGAGTAATGTGCTCACCCAAACGAAAGCACTTAGTGAACTTACGTGCAGCAATGCCTTTCGTTTGATATTTGCGATCATCCTTCTCTTTCTTATCACCAGTAATGGTCAGTGTATTGTCTTTCCACTCAACATCCAAATCCTCTGGTCCGAAACCAGCAACTGCCAATTCAATGGCAGAATTGTCGTCATCAATATTTATGACGTTATATGGAGGGAATGAAGTGGATTCGTCTCTGGACTGAGAGTAGGAGAGTGAATTGAAGAGTTCTTCAAAACCAATCCAGTTAGACGGATACGATGAATACTTAGATACGGTCATTTGTTTACCTTTCTTTCGACAAGGTTATTGTATTACGACTGACCCCATCATTGGGCATCAGAAGTTCGCTCCCATTCGGGCAGCAAATTTATTTAGCTTTTCTTTACATTGCCAATTGTGTATTTGGCTTGTAGATTCCACACCTTCTTATCTCGGTGAGGAATGATCTTAATCTGTCTCAATGTAGTTGTCTCTGTTGGTCTCTCTTTGATTTCAAGCAGACCCCAATCAGAAAGCAATACAGCAATGGTGTTACGACGAGCAAAGTCATCCTTCGTGAAGTTGGATGGTTTGCCATCGAGCATAAACAGTTCCTTGAAATGCACAATGAAGTATCTCCCTTGTTTGTGAAGAATATGACAACTCTGATACAGAGTGTTTTCTTCTTTCCTTGAGGCAACCCCAATACGAGTAAGTGTCTCTCGTATCTTGAGAAAGTCATCAGGGTCACCAAGCGATACTTCCAGCATATCGGCTGGAGTCCATTTCATAATTTCTTCGTCGTTATTCACCATGTATTTCTATTTATACTTTTTACTTCCTTGAGGAGTCATGGCACGAACAACGTATTCAATTTGTTCCTTGGTAAGAAGTGAAATTGCATCTCTTGCTTTTACAGCAGAGTAACCATATCGCTTCATGAAACACTTCACGGTATTGTCATCAGCAATACCTTTGGCAAACTTTGAAAACCTCTTTCGGGGCTTGATTGCATTCTTCAAAAAGTCATACTGCATCTTCGGTGGCAAGTGATGATGTTGGTTCATCTCATTGGCAAAGAAAACAGTATCCATGAAGTTCGAAAGAGAACGGTTTACCAAAAAGGATGAGTAAGACTTTGATGGCGAGTCAGGATCAAGTTCATCTTCAAGTGCATTGAATCCATCGAAGATACTCTTCTTGCTTGCTGAGTTGATGCTGTTTACAAATTCAAATGGATTCATTTCCACTTCACCTTTGTCATCAATTCAGTCAGACATGCCATCAGATTGATTTCCTTGTCTGCAACAAAGGCAGACTGGTAACCATACTTGGCAAGGATTAGAACTGCTTCAGGAATGCTGGTGGGTGTCATATACTCATACATTGTATCATAGATGCCGCGAAAGGTAACTGTCCCATCAAGGTCACTATTAGAGGCAACCCACTTACGAGCACCACCAAAGTCCTTGTCTCGTAGCATACTCATAATCTTCTGAATGCTTTCATCCGAGACACTCAGGAGAACATCAGAGGTCAGTTCACCAGATGTGCTGTGACGTTGACACTCATTCAAGACACGACGCCAGTCCGGGGCGTGTTTCATAATCAACTCCACAAGTAACTTGGTGTTATACTTCACTCCCTCGTTCTTGAGGATGTCTTCAAGACGATGCATGAAGGCAGCGCATAGTTTTTGCAATTCACTTTTTTTGAAATTGAAATTGAAACCAGAACACCGGGAGTGTAGTGGTTCAATGATTCTGTTTTTGAAATTGCAAGTCAGGATGAATCGACAATTTGCACTAAACTCTTCAATGAATGCTCGGAGTGCTGGCTGAGTCGAGTTTGCATTCAGGTAATCTGCTTCATCCAGAATCACGACACGATAACCACCAGACAAGGACATACTTGAAGCGAATGATTTGATCTTGTTGCGGAGCGTATCAATACCACTCTCTTCAGAGCAGTTCACCAGAAGGTAATCAAGGTTCAACTCATTACAGAGTGCCTTGGCGACAGTAGTCTTCCCAAGACCAGCAGTCCCAGAGAAGAGCATATTCGGAAGTTCACCTGAACTAACAAACCCCTTGAAGGTGTTCAGGATATCGGCGGGAAGAATGATGTCTTCAATGATTTGTGGGCGGTACTTTTCGACCCAGAGGAATTCTTTCATATTGTAGTATTATATCAAAAAGGTTGGTGGCTAGTCAAGAGACTAGTAAGGCTACCACCATCACCATCCCATATCAGTCAGCACCTTCAGCGGTGACTTCTTCTCCTTGTTTTGCTTGCTCCTCTACCTCTTCTTCAGTGGTTGCTTCAGTCTTTGGAGCATTCTCCTCCAAAAATGCTTGCAGACGTTCACCAAGGGTTCCTACGTTTTTCAACTCATTGAGTTCAAATGCACCACGGCGGGATGCTGCTTTAAGAACTTCAACGGTGAAAGCAATATCACTCAAAGAGATACTTGCCTTTTGGTCCTTTGGTTCCCATCCATCCTTTACGGTGGATGCCCCTTCTTTCACTTGTTCTGTTTCTTTATCCATATCTTTAGTCATTGAATGTTGCGGATTTTTCAATTGCCACAAAGTAGTCTACCTTGCAGTCTGTCTTGTTGTCCCACTTACTTATGAACTTCTTGGAGATGCTCACTTCGTAATCAGCAGGAACCATTTTCAAATTTGAAATTGAAAAATGGATATCAAAAACCTTGTCGGTTTCATGATCCAATTTGTTCGAAGATTGACGCATACCATCATTCTCATCAAATGCAGCAAGGACAGTCTTACCCTTACCAGTTGATTGAATTCGAATTTTGGCAAGTTTGTAGACAGATGCCATGCTCAAGACATTCGCCAGAAGCTCTTGCGTAATGGTCACAACCACATCAGAACTTGGAAGCGAAACCTGTTTGTCGGGATAAGACAAGACACTTGGTTCTGAGTATGGATAGACTGTCTCATTATCCGAGACACTCATCACCACACTGTTATCCTTGAAGTTCAAATCAGGTTCACCATACTGACGTTCCAACTGAGAATAAACGGCAAGGAATTCGTTCAACTTGAAGATTCCAAATCGTTGTGGGAAGTTCTCCTCAACAGTGGCATTGGCAAGGAGAGTCTTTTGTTCATTGATAGTCTGAAGAGTTGAACCAGCATCCACCACAAGGTTATCATTGATGCTGGCGAAGTTCTTCAGAACTGTTAGTGTGTTAGGGCTTAGTTTCATAAATTAAGTGTCAATTGATTATCATCAATTATATCAGAATTGCAGGTTTTGTCAAGTTCAAGCATGAAGAGCAAACAGGAAGCTGCATGAGCCGCGTGATGGTATCCAGACTCAGGATCGTTCTCTTCGTTTCTCTGTAGTGCCCACATATGTCTTTGTGCAGCAGCAAAGTATCGACTCCATGCACTATTCAGTTTCTTCCAGTTACCGGGGGAATACTTCTTAGCACCAAAAGTCAAAACCTTGACAGTTTCTTCAAGGGCATGAGGGGGAATCAAAGAGTAGTCAGGCTTCTCTGAATCATACTTCATACCTTCTTGGTATTCCTCAAGTTCATCCTGATACCCATCATCATCACGAACAAATTGTGTGATGTTCGTGATGATTTGGTTCTCTTGTTCTTTGGTCATGGTGAAAAAAAGGGAGGGAGGATTTCTCCCCCCTCCCAATCACGATTAGCGGGATGCCTGATCAACACCGAACGGTGCCAGCATATCGCGGTAGCCACGGGTCATACCCAAGGCGTAACGAGTCACGCTATGACCCTTGGAGTTAGTGCGCTTGTTAGCATACACATCGACAATCGCCTTCTTCTCAGAGAGATAGGAACGCAAATCGGAAACCGTAGCGGAAGGATTTGCAATCTTCAACTGAGTCTTGATCTCCCCGGCAGTGAATTGCTTGCCAGTGGAGAGGTGGTTGAAGAGGCGCTCGATGTTAGTGGTGGACTTGCTCATACTTTACTATACTTTCTTTTTTTTTGTTCTTGTTTGTTAGATTCGATACAACAGGTATCGAAAGTGTTAGAGATTTTCATCAACGAAGTAGAAGTTTGCAGAAGGGACTTCATCACCCAGCTTGTCGTAAAGGTCATTGAAGGAATCCTTGGTATCATTGTCAAAGCGACGGATGCAGAATTCAATCGACTTCTTCTCATCTTGGAAAATGGAATAGGTCTGAACAATGTGACAGAGACGACGGGTTGAGATAAACTCTTCAACTCCTCCATCCTCAAAGGTCTTGCGAATCACTTCGCTCCATGCAGTGAGTTTGTCGGCAAACTTCTCGACCAGACACTCAAACTTCTCCATGTGCTTTTTGACAATCTTGGTTTCAACAGCACGGGAAGGATAAGGCTGTTCAAGAGTTGCAGGGAATCGCTCAAGGAAAGCATCATCGATGATACCAGCAGCACTGTAGCGACCATCATCAGAACCGCGTCCCTTGGTGTTAGCAGTAGCGACAACAGTGAAACCAGCTGCGGGAGAAACAACCTCACCAGTCTTCTTGACCAGCACTGGCTTGCCTTCCAGAACACCTTGGAGACACATAATCTTGTTGGTGCCTCGATCAATCTCATCAATGAGAAGAACAGCACCAGATTCCATTGCCTTGAGAACCGGACCTTTCTGAAAAACAGTCTCTCCATTGATGAGACGAAACCCGCCAATCAGGTCATCCTCATCAGTCTCAGGGGAAATCTGGACACGAACATACTCACGCCCCAATTGAGCACAAGCCTGTTCGACCATGAAGGTCTTGCCGTTACCAGAGAGACCAGCGATGTAGAACGGAAAGAACTGTTTGCTCTCAAGTGCAGTCTTGAGATCCTTGAAGTGTCCCCAAGGGACAAATGTGTCGTCCTTGGAGGGAACGAAAACAGAATCGTTGCACACAGACGAAACACTCGCAGCAAGAGCCATCGATGTTGGAGCCTCTTGAACCGGAGCCGGGGAGGTCTCAGTCTTGCGCTTTGCCCTTGGTGCAGCTTTCCGCTTCACGGCAACCTTTTGTTTGCGAGTCTCACCGAAAGAGTAGACTCCACGCGAAACCTTGTTCATCTTGCGAATCAAGGCACCAGCAACAGCAATGTCATACCCAACCTCATTACACGCATCGATGATATCGGCACGGGTGAATCCGGTAAGGTTTCCATGAGTTTCGACCAGTTGGTCACGAACGAGTTTTTTGTCAATGTGATACATGATGTTGTTTCTCTCAATTACGTAGAACAGTCTATCAGAACCTTGGATTCCCGTCAACCCCTCAGAGCACTTTTTTTCACTTTTTTTTCCATGCGTAAGTTGTTGATTTTTAGCGGTTTAGGAGATAATGTCCGAAAACACATTCAAAAACCGACGAGAATCTTTGCGATTCTTGGTCGAATTCTTGAACTTCTTCATCAAATCCCGAACACTTTTCTTGTCACTGGCATCGAAGGTATCAGAACCAAGATCAAGTTCATCATCTTCAATCTCAAGTTTCTTAGTATTCATCATGAAGTAGTGGTCATACCCAAGGGCATTGGGAGCATGAGCGAATCCCTCTTTTCGAAGACTCTTCTTCAAATTTTCACAATCATTGATTCTCCAAGCCTCTCTAGAAAGGTCGTAAGAATTACCAACACGGTATCCAACCAGAGTGATATCAACCTCTTTGCGAAGTGCCGCAAACATTTGGGTAGTGCCACCGTAACTTCTATAATTTACCCCACTTCCAAAATCAACGGTAATGCGAGAGTGGCAGCAGGACATTGAATCGCCATCAGTGAGAAACAGTGCAATCGTTTTCTGAATTCGATGAGTCTTTTGAAAACGTCGAATGATAGCAGCACTGATGACAATTGTTGAATCCAGTGGTGTTCCATGCATCTTTTCAATACTCGACTGATCAATGTAGCATTTTCCCGAAACTGTTGCCCATAACCGAAAACATGCTTCTTCGAACTCACCCTTTTTCAAGCGAGAGTTGACCAATTCAAAAACATTGGTTGAGGAAAAATCCAATTCGTTTTTCTTCCCAGCGTCACTAGGATTAGCGCAATGACCACAAGTGAACCCATAGACTTCAAATGGAATACCAACCTTTTTGCAGAACCAGACCATGTTCAATGTTTGCTCAATGACTTCTCCCATATATGAAGCCATTGATGAAGAGTAGTCAACAACCATCACCATTCCATGATCCTTGGCATTGGCAAGATTGCTGACACTCTGAAATATATCGTCATCGATCTTGTAGCGATGGAGGGAATTCATGTTCAGACGACCATTACGAGAAACAGTAGCACGTTGATATTGATAAGCAGCCTTTTTGCGTTCGAATTGAGTGATGAGGTATTGAATTTGCTTTTCTTGCTTTTTCTTGAAGACCTTGAACTCACCTCTCTTTTCAGGAGTAAACCTCTCCTTGATCCAAGGAGAGAGTTCCTGATATTCACGACGGGATTCTTTCACATCCTCGTAAGAGTGAACCATATTCAGCAAACGCTTGTCAGAAGGAACATATAGAAGTCCTTCAGCATTCTCATCGATATTGTCTTCAAGGTGCTTTTCCATTTGCTTCAGCGTATCGCTCTTGAAGTCTTCAAGGTTGCCACCGGAATCACCAGCACCATCATTGATAGAAGAGTCACCATCTTGCTGTTCGCCATCTTGGTCATCGTCAGCATCAGCGGGAGAACCATCACCGTCTTGGTCTTGGTCATCACCATCTTGCTTCTCAGCAGAATCATCAGTCTCGCCTTCTTGCTCCTCACCAGAAGTGGAAGAATCTTGCTCCTCACCATCTTGCTGTTCGCCCTCACCCCCATCACCGGAGGGAGAATCAGTAACATCTTCTTCTTCCCCTTGGTCATCAGTATCACCGGAATCCTCGTTCTGTTGATTCTCTTGGTCTTGCTTGATTGAGGAAACCAATTCTTTGGCAAGGTCAAAGGCTTCCTCTGGAGTCTCAGCAGCATAGCACCGATCATAAAAGTCCCTTTCCTCATCAGTCAAAGGAACATCAATGTGTTCTCCACACTTGGCATGAAGGTTTACCTTGTCAATCTTCTTCATTGAAGAAAGGTCTGCTGGAAGTTCAATAACATCATCCAGCAATCGCTTGCGTCCATTGTGAAAGGAACGAATCAAACCGGGGAACTGCTCTTGAATCTTTCGCTCAATCCGAATATCCTCAGTGACATTCAGGGCATCGAAATACTCAACACCAACTTCCTCCTTCCACCTGTCGAGTAGATCGACTGGAGTACTCTTTGCATGAGAAACCTCATGCCCAATCACGTAGTCAAGAAAGTCAGTGTCCTTGAAGTCCCACATTGGGAGAGTCAGAATCCGATTCTTTACATCAAAAGTTGCTGTACGTTGATTGGTCTGACGGACCTCAATATTCTCAGTGGCGAGAAGCTTTGCCAATTTCGTTTTTGATTCTTTAACTTTCACGGATACTATTATCCATATTTTCGCTTCCCAGTCAACCCTTTAGAGCACTTTTTTTCACTTTTTTTACGTTACCGTTAAAGGTGTTGATAATCAATGACTTACGGTCATCTGAGAGAAGTGATTTGGCTTCCGAAACTCGATTTTTCGGTCGAACTTGCCTTCCAGAACATCCTTTTTGTGTGAAATCACGAACACCCGTGTGTCTTCGTCCAGTGTCTTGAGTATCTTCTGAAGGTTTTCAACTCCATCCGTATCCAGCGAGGAATCAAAAATCTCATCCAGAATCAGAAGGTTAGTATTCACACTATTCTTCATCTTGGCGACCTGACGCCAAGCAAAGAGTAATGCCAAATCGATTCTTTGTTTTTCACCTTCACTGAATGAAGCATAGGCAAAGTTGTCTCGATGCCTTGAGCGAATGGTTTCATTGAATGCTTCATCAAGCTGAAACGAAACGAAGAAATCCAGAACACCAAGATACGAATTGATCAATCGATTCATGACCGGGAGATACTGACGAATCACTTTGGTTTTGATTCCGGTATCCTTGAGCATCTCTGCAATCACTTCATTGTATCTCTTAGCATCCATCTCAGATGCTCTTTGATTCAGCAATTCATCCTTGGTGTTTACATCATCAAGTAATGCTGCTTGTGCCTTACTCACATCTGCACCACTGTTGTTCTGAATCTTGGCTTGGAGTTTTGAAATCTGATTCTGGTATCCAGCCACTGTCTTTGCATTACCATCAATGATGTTCTTGGATTCAACCAAAGCGGTGCGGAGGAAGGCGGCAACCTTCATCTCTTTGTTTACCTCAATACCCTTGGTCTTATTTGATTCCGTTTGAGCTTGGATTTCTCTTGCAGATTCTCTCAATTCTTTCATTCGTGATTCACGAAACGATTCTTCAATCTTTTGACCACAAGTATGACACTCTGATTTACCCTCATAGGTTTGTGCTTTATTGGCAATATCTTTTGCCTTGTGCTTCAACTCAACACGCTCTTCGGACAATCCCTTGGAAATATCACTGAGTCTTTCAATCTCCTTCAAAGCAGAATCCCAACAGGCATCATACTTCTTTGTATGCTTGGCAGTCTCCTCATTGAGCTTGATGATGTTTTGTGTTAGTTCCTGAATATCAGACTCATACTCCTGAACCTTCTGGGCATCAATCCCCATCAATTCTTGAATATGCTCAGATTGAAGTGATATGCGACTCTTGAGGTTTGCAATCTTTGTTTCCAGACCATCAATCTTACCACGTAGATCAAGGTTGCGCTCCTTTACCAATCCATTCATCTTTGTGAAGATACCAATATCCAGAAGGTCTTCAATGACTTCTCTTCTGGCATTTGCAGACAACTGCATGAATGGAACGAAGCTACTTGAACCAAGAACAACCACCTGATGAAAGGTCTTGTGATTCAATTTCAAGATATTCGTTTCCAGCACCTTCTGGTAATCCCGTGAATGCGATTCCTGATTCATCAGTTTGCCGTTCAACCATATTTCAAAAGTGTTTGGCTTGATACCACGAACAACTTTGTATTCCGCACCACCAACAGAAAACTCAACTTGAACTTCACACTTCTTTTGGTTGATGCTGTTCAGCAGTTGAGGCTTATTGATGTTGCGGTGAGGTTTCCCAAACAGTGCAAAACTCAATGCATCCAGCATAGTGGATTTACCGGAACCATTGGAACCAATCACCAGAGAGGAACGGAATGCCTCAAGATTGATTCGTGTTGGTGTATCGCCAGTGCTTAGGAAGTTTTTGTATTGTATAGATTTAAAGCAAATCATTATGCAGCATCAAGTGTCTGTGCCTCATTGTAGAAGGACTGGAGGATCGCCTTGATTCTCTCCTTGTCGAGATCCGTCTCAATTGCATCCACGTAGGAGTCCAGCAATGTTGAGGTATCCTCAAGTGAGACTGAAGTATCCGAAATGGAATCACCCGTGAACTCTTCAAAGCTCTCAATGATTTTAAGATCAAATGGCTCATGCGACTGTATTGTATCTATAAACTTGTCAAACTGAAACGGGTCTTTCTTATTGACCACTACCACCTTCACAAAGCAGTTCTTGATTTCATCTGAAGGCGGAACGGGTTGCGTTTTCGAATCATCAAATTCAACTCGATGAAACAAACGATGTGGATTTACAATTCTTTCTAAGGAACGTGTCTCAGTGTCCAAGACATGAAATGCTTTCTCATCAACGGCATCACTCCATGTCAACTGATATTGTGTCCCCAGATACTTCACATTGTCCTTCTCACTCGCAGTGTGATAGTGACCACTCAGGACCATCTCGTAACGAGAAAAGAGTTTATGATCCATGCCATGACTTTTGATATCTGCATTACCAAGATACTTGAATCCCTCAAGTTCAAGGTGACCCATCAGGATAGGAGCAGCAGCAGTCTTGACAAACTCCATGCATTGCTCCTGATTGTCTTCGGTAATCCAAGGGAGCATTGCCACATCCAGACCAGAATCAAAGTGAAGGATTGCTGGCTCCATGTGAACCTTGATGCAATCGTAATGAACCAACTGCTCTGTTAGTGAGCAAAGGTCATTGGTATTCTTCCAGTAGACATCATGGTTACCGGGAACGATATGCATCGTGATACCAAGTCTTTCAAGTTGGTCTATGAACATCTCACGATTCCGTTTCAGCACCTTGTAGTTGACAAACTTGCGATGCTCAAAGTAATCGCCCAGATGAAGGATGGTCTTGATGCCATTCTCCTCACAGTAAGGAAAGAAGACATCACAATAGAACTTCTCCATGTAATCAAGGAAGATGTCACTTCCGTTCTTTACACCAGAGTGTGTGTCATTCAGGATTGCAACTTTGTTACTTTGCATATGAAGTATTCAAGCAGTTCATGGAGTGGTCTTACCCGACCCCGGTTGTCCAAAGATGGAGATAATCATTTCATGAAAGGCTCAAGGGTGTTCTCATTGGAAGCGAGTTTCTTTTTCTTACGAACCTTCTTTCCAAACTCCTTGATCTTGGAATCCCTATCACGAATCTTATCAGCACGGGAGCGAAGACGTTCTACGATACCCTGTCCCTGAACCATATCACCATCAAAGTCACCAAAGTTCTCGATGCCAGCATGTTCCTTGTAGAGTTCCTTGATATCCTGATGCTTCTTCTCCTTTGCAATACGACGAAGAAATGCGTAATAGGAAATCTGAGTGAAGTAGGCAAAGGCATTGGGATTACCAGTGCGAGTAGTCTTGGTCACATCGTAGTTGTTGATTGCCTTAATGCAATTCTCCACGGCATCACTGACCATTTCATCACGGTAGGTGTAGCAGGAGAAGTTGGGTTTATGGGAAAGACCTTCTGCAATCTTGAGGAAGCAAGTTCCAATGTATTCAGTGACAATCGGGATGGTCCCATCTATGCCCTTTGCGGCATTCACCGAATTGACATACTCAACAACTGCACTCGAAAAGTCTTTATTGTTCACATAATGATTCGGTTTTTCTCTACTCATTCCAACAAGTCTATCACAGTTAATTTTTGAAGTCAACCGACTCAGTAGTGTGCCTGTTCAGGGGGGTTGACAAGTATTGACAATTGGTTTATAATTGATTTGCGTTCAGCAGAAAAGGAGAAGTTCAATTCCTTGAGAAATTTTCAAAACCTCCAGTATCAAGTGGACTAAAGGAATTGAAAAGGTCATCAATAGCATCATTGATGTTCTTTGTATCTTCTTCAAGTGCCTTTTGATAAAGGACGAGTGTTGCAAAGTAACTTCTTTTAAGGTTAATTGTAGCATCTGACCTACTTATGATATTTCTCTCATGAAAGATGAAGGTAGTATCCATGTTCTCTGGAACGTATGGCACTAACCTTGTCTTAAAGTCTCTTTCCAAGAATTCCATTACGCCATAGACTTCAATGTAACCATTGCTGTAGTTGTAATCAACCTCTTCACCAATCACTCTTGACCCATCCACTAGTGTGTAGACACAAATGACAAGAGCATCTAAAGCATCATCATCGTATATCATTGGTTTACCTCCACTTCAAAGATTGAAAAATCAAAGTTTTGTTTCTCGTAGATCTTAACTCTTTCCACGGCATGATTCATAGTGTAGTTCTTTCTTCGTTTCCAGCTTAGGTTGTCACTGATATCGTAAACCTTAGTTGGTTTACCTTGGTTTCCTTTTCGAAGTCCACGACCAATTGACTGTAGCACACGTATCTGAGATTTCGTTGGTGCAGCAAACACAATGTTATTTAGGTTTCGTATATTGATTCCAGTAGAGAAGGTTCCCATTGATGCAACAATGATGGCATTGGTTTCTTGCTCAGTGATTTCACGAATACGTTCTCTCTGGTCTACCGATACCGCACCTGATACAAAGAACACTTTACGATCTCCTGCTCTTGCCTGAAGTTGTTCAAACAAAGGTTTACCATGTTTGGCAACAAGGTTGTAAAGGACCAATGAGTTACCAGTCTGATCAAGTGTTAGATTGCAGATGAAGCGATTCCTTGCTTCATTGGTTACCAGAAACTCGATCTCCTCCTGATACTTCTTCTTACCAAATGCCTTTCTTACTTCATCTGAGTACTTGAGGACAAGGCAGGATACCTTGAGCTGTGCCAGTGTGTCATTTTCAATTAACTCCTTTGTAGAAGTGACATGATAAGGATCGCCAAAGTGACCAGTCAGGACAAGTTCATGCACCTTGGTTCCATCTAGTGTTCCTGTTGTCCCAATACGATAAGAAGCATTCTCCAGCATCCCCATAATCTTGTTCAATGACTTTGCCTTGAAGGTATGCGCTTCATCACCAACAACTCCACCAAACTGGCTAAACCAATCTGGTGGGCATAGGATTGCTGATTGCCATGTAGTGATAACAACTCTCTGCTCAAACATGATTTTGTCTTTGCCTGAGTAGATACGATGAACATTCTCTGAGACGGGAAATCCATTCACCTTTGAGTAATCTTGAAAGTCCTTATACATCTGTTCAACCAGTGATGTAGTTGGAACCACGATAAGAAACTTGTCTTCCTCTGTAGCAAGAAAGTAACGCATCAGCAGATAGATGATTAAAGACTTACCAGAACCTGTTGGTGAGACAAGGATTGCCCTACGCTTCACCACTCCATGATGCCAAGCCTGAATCTGATAGTCTCTTGGTTGAAATGGCAATTGCGTTTCAAGATGCGGAGTATCTGGTTCTGGTGGAAAGATGTTCTCATTAACCTTGAGTTTGTATCCCTGAGTCTCAGAGAAACGAATAAGGTCATTCACCAGACCATAGGGGAGGATACCATTGACTCGATTGAAGATTCGTATCTTGCCATCCCAGATCTTGTTTCGAAACGAAGGAACAAATTTGTATCCCGGTGCATAGAAAGTGTAGTGGTCAGCAATCTCCATAAGAATCCCTTGGTCATCGCATTCAAGCATGACAAAGGCTTCGTTTCTCTTATGGACTTCAATCATTATAAATATCTAGCGTGAAGAAAACTGTAAGACTACGAGAGATTTACGAAGAAGCCTACAGAAGAAACAAAGCGAATCCCGCACTTGATATCCATGAAATGGTTCTTGAAATCATCAAAAGATGGAAATCAGAAGGTTACATCATCATTAGTTAGGCACCAGCAGTAAACTTCTTCCAATCGATTATATTTCGGATATTCTGGTGACGCCACTTGATGTTGTCCATGATATCAATCAGAGTATCGATGATAACTTTTTGATACTCAATCTGAGATTCAATCTTAGTGAGTTCGGGGTCAGTCTTGTAGTAATGATCCATGTTTGTCTTGAGTGGTTTGGTCATACCATCAAAGGGATCATACTTCCATCCTCTTTCCTCAATGTCAGTCTTGGTCATCTTCCCTTCAAAGTAAAGCCACTTGTCCTTCTTTGAGGAATCGAATTCCATCTGCTTCTTTTTCAAATTCAATTTTGCAGTGCTGAGAAGAGACAGATACTTCGCATGAAGTTTTGCGGACTTGATGGACGTTTCGTCTAGGTTGATATTGTCAATCTGGGAGTCCTTCTCCCACATATCAAGAATCTCATTTAGGGTCATATAGTATTATCTATAGGATAGCAAAACGGTCATAGCGAAAGGTAACGTCTGCTTGAAGATACTCAACATCTTGGGTTTGAGTAGAGAACTCAACACCACTCAGTGTTGTAGGGAATGCATTCAGAAACTGAACTGCTTGTTTATATTGTTGTGGCTGGTAAGGACCGTAAGAATCATATCAGAAACAGTGATGCTTTTCTTAGTGACGTTATTTTGAATCCAATTGTAGATCTCACTGTAGTTCTTCATGCTCTCATCAATCATGAAGCGACAACTCATGGTGCCATACTCTACTCTTTCACCGGGAATATATCCAATGTTGCCTCTGTAGGAAGTAGCAACTTCACCAAGCGAGAGATCTGGAATAGTGAAACTGGTCAGGAAGTATTCAACATTCGCATACTTAGTGAAATCAATCCCCAACTTGAATCCAGTTGGTGAAAGCAAATTGAAGTTATCTGTGAGTGTGCTATCTGCCATATGAAGTATTTATAAAAAAAGGGAGTCCCCTTTCGAGGACTCCCATGAGTTTACTTACTTACCTATCCTAAGATTAGGAAGGATCAGAGATGTTGATGTTCTCAACAACGAATCGACGGTAGTAAGGATTGTCATCACCAGCAGAAGCGCCAGTAGCAACAGTTCCAGCAACAAGAGGATTATGAGCAATGCCATAACGGGTCTTGAAGGCAATACGAGGCTGGAAGTTTTCTTCACCAATGCCTTTGACCATTGTCAAAGGAACGTAAGGAGCATAGAAGAAACCAGCATCGTAAGGATTGCTACCACGATAACCAACATTGACAACACCAGCAGAGGCGTAAGGGTCAACGTAGATCTTCATGTTACCAATGGAACCAACGAGTGTGTTCTGACCGTAGTCGGAAGTAACATTGGAACCAACACCAGTGCTGTCGAGCTTACCAGTAGCGGCAAGAGCGGAAGCAACATCAGCGTGAACGATGGCGAGGTTACCCTTACCACGGCGTGTCTGACTGAAGATTGTGTTGGCTTCAAGGTCCAACTGGAACAACAGGGCTTGGAACTTCTCAATAGCCCAACGACCATCAGCATCGATAGCAAGGTCGAAGATACCAGTAGTGGAGAGACCAGTCTGCTGGGCACCGGGCTTGGCAGCATAGTCGAGTTCACCAATAATTTCTCTGTTGATTTCAGCAAGAATCTCCTGAGAGAGAATATTGGCGAGTTCGCTTTCGGCATCAAGACCATGAACAGCCTTGAGATCCTGAGCGAGTTCCATTGTGTATTCAGCCTTCAGGGCGCGAGTCTTAGCAGTAACTGTGCATTTCTCGATTGTGAAACCCATGTTGGCAGTGATGTCACCTTCAGCGAAAGCTGTAGTTTCACCAGCGCCAGAGTCGTCGCCAGAGAATGTCTTATCAGCAACATTGAAGAGAGCTTCAGTGTCACCAGTGGTAACGGCTCCAGCGGCTCCAGCGGAATCGGATTCGTTATAGCGAGCCTTCATTGCAAAGATGAGACCTGTAGGACCAGTCATGGGCTGGACACCACAGACATCATAAGCAATCAAAGAAGGCATGGCGCGACGAACGAGGCTAATGAGAACGGGGTCGCCGTTTGCAGCAGAAGAAGCAACTGTTCCTGTTCCGCTTTCTTCAGTGATGAAGTTAGAAAGCGCAGCAGATTGCTTGCGGGATTCAACTTCAGTGTTTTCGAGAAGCTGTGCAGTAACAGCCATACGATGTGCATCCTTGATAGCAGGAGCTTCGGGATGCTCAAGGATGGACTTCCATTTTTCGATATTTGTTTGTGAATTAAACATTTTTTTGGATCTTTCTAGTAGTTTACGGTTTGGGTTTTTAATTATTTGAACAAACGACTCAGTGAATCATGATACTGTTTCATCTCGGGAGAAAGCCCATCAGTGATGTCTTTCTTTTCTTCGCCTTCAATGATTTGCTTAGTCTCAATGATCTCATCGTTACCTTCATTCAATTCTTTTTCTTCAGACTTGTTTGAGAAATAGGATTCCTTGATGGTCTTAACCTTCTTGGCGAAGGTATCAGCATCAACAAACTCTACATCTTCAACAAGGCAAGCAAGCTTGACACTCTGTGTAGTTGCAAGATTTTCGGACGCTTCAGAGAGAATCTTCTCGCGAGAGAGTTTCTCAACCTGTTCCATGAGTTCGGCAACAACACTAGTGCTTTCTTGCAGTTGACTTTCGAGTTCAATAGCCTTGTTTTCAACCTCTTCATAGAGATCGACTTTGGACTCAGGCACTTCGATGTAATTTTCTGTAAAGACAGTCTTCAGAGCAGACATGAAGTCTTCAGTCAATTCGGAGCGAAGACCAGCATCAATAGCAACTTCATTCTCCTTGACCCATTCAGTGACAACGTAGTCGAGATAGGAGTTAACCTTCTCGGCAAGGTCGGTGCGAATGGATTCAGTTTCTTCAGTCAGTTTCACTTCATACTCAGACTCCAACTTCTCAGTGGCTTCACGAAGCTTGGAAGTGAAGGCAGCTTCAAAGATGACAGAGGCTTTATCCTTGAAGTCCTCAGTGAGACCTTCAGTGGAGTTAACAAGAACATCAAGATCTTCCTTATAAGAAGCCTTCAGTTCTTCTTCTTCTTCTTCCTCTTCTTCCTCGTCGCCATGCTCCATTTCTTTCACAGACTTCTTGGCTTCAGAGACTTCTTCTTCTTCCTCTTCTTCCTCACCAGCTTCGCCGTCGCCTTCTTCCTCATCTTCATGAGCAACTTCGACCTTGGCTGTCTTTTCTTCTACATCTTTCTTGGCTTCTTCGATAGACGCAGTTTCTTCAGTTGTTTCCTCAACAAGTTCTGCATCATTCTGAAGCTCTTCCTCAACAGGGTTTTCTTTTTCTTCCATGTTAGTATACTTCTTTCTGATTAGAGTTTTGAGAGGAAATCTTCGAAGACGTTTTTTTGCGCTTCAGCAAGCTGTGCCGAAGGAGCCTTCTTGATCTCAGTCTCGTATTCTTCAATTTGTCGAGCAGTCAGTTTTCCGTTGTCCCAAACCCAGTCCACGCCTTCCATGATGCCATTTACAAAGGCACCGGGAGCGGAGGGGTCTTGAACGATGTCAACTGTAGAAAGCACGAAGTCGTTATTAACGCGACTCACACCATCTTTCATCTCGACTGTTCCCATACCACGACTAGAGACACCCAACTTCACTCCACCTTCAACGAGTCCTTTCACAATTTTACCCATCGGTGTATCGAGTATGAGTGCCTTTCCAACAACATCATCACCGTTCCATTTCAGTTCAGTGATGCGATGTGAAACTTTATCAAGGTTAATCGTAGGTCCATCTGGGTGATTCAACTCACCAACAGCACGACCTGTTTTCACCTGTTCAGAGATATACTTGTTGACTGCGCCCTCAAGTATGTTCTTTTCGTAAATTCTATTGTTGCGATTCTTCTTGTTCGCTTGCATGAACACACCCTCAATGAAGACATTCTTTGCTCCATTCTTACCTTCAGTGATGGTGTATCCAAGGTCTTGTTCGATGTGTTCTGAAATTAGTTTCATAGGTGTTATTTTCCTAATACTCGACGCAATCTACGTTCAGCAAGTTGAACATCACCTTCACTGATATCATCAAGTGCATCTTCAATTGCTTGGCGAAGTTCCTTTACCGAAGCCTTCTCGATAATGGACTGTTGTTTCATCTTTTTTGCTGTTTCGATTAGTGATTTCATAGGTGTTACTCATCAAAGTCTGTTTGAAGTGCTACAAATTGTTCTTCCGAGGTTTCAGTCTTGCCCTTATCTTGACCAGTTCCCTTGATCTTGACCTTATTACCAACATATCCAATTACGATACCTTCGAAGTGGACCTCTGGACCAAAGCTATCACCATCATGGATATAAACCTTGTCACCATTTTTAAACTCTCTTTTTGCTTCAGTGACAGATTCATTGAACCTCTTTTGGGCAACTGCTACTTTACGAGCATCAAGTGCATTCGAAACCTTGTCTGCAATAATTGCGTCGAACTGCTCTTTGGCTTTTGTTTGATTGTCACTTGTAATGCTCTGTAGTAAATCTTTGATTTCTCTCATAACTTCTATTTATAATATTTGATTTTTCCAATTGTTAAAATTCGCCCTCTTCAGGCTCTTCAATCTCACCGGATTTCTTCTCGTCTTCGATTTCCTTCTTCAGTTTCTCGATGGTTTCATCGTCCTGACGAAGAATATTGCGACGAATCCAGTCATTAGAGTAGTAGGTGCCGACATACTCACCAAGCTGGGCAAGCATCTCTATACGTTCACGAAGAATTTCCATTTCCTTGAGTTCAGAAAAATAGTTATCCTCCAGAAAGTCGAGTGTGATATCTTCACGAATCGATTCCCAATCTTTCTCAGTCACCACACCCTTGAGAAGCAACTGCACCTTCAGGGTATCCAGAATAAGATGAGAGAACTTCTTACGAAGCTTATCAATGAACTTCTGAAAGCGAACTTCTTCACGGTTGATTTCCGTGGCACGACCAACAGTAAATGCTGCATCAGTTTCCAGACGACCAATCGGAACATTCAGTGCCTTGTAAAGCTTTCTCTGGAAAAAGATGACATCATCAATCTGACCAAGATTCTCACCACCGGGAAGAGTGGTGATCTCAGTGCCTCTTCCACCTTCTTTACGTGGTAGCCAGAAGTCTTCAAGCATTGCCATTGACTTACGGTCATCACGAATCTGTCCAGTATCGACATCATAGACCAACTTATTACGATACTTGGACATGATGCTCTGGACGTATTGTTCTGCTTTACCTTTCGCAAGGTTACCAACATCAACATAGAAGATACGTCTTTCAGGAGCACGGGAAATACGATAAATTACCAAGGCATCTTCCAGCATTCTCAACTGATTGATGATCTTGATTGCCTTGTGGCAGTAGGAAATTGTTTTCTCTCCGGTCTCATCTACGAGACCAGATGGGCAGTAGATGACTGCGTTCTTGTCTACCTTGATTCCGCTTGTTGCGTTTCCTGATTCATAGTCACCATACACAAAGTATTCAGCAGTGACTTGTTCAGTCTGCACACCAGTAGTTTTATCTTGCTTTGTGGTAATCTCTTTGACCTTACGAATTGCAGTAGGATCAACCTTACGCATTTCCTGAATACCAAGTTTTGGATTCTTAGGGTCAACCATCAGGTGATAATAGAGTCTTCCGTCCACATACCATGAGCGAAAGATATCTGCTGCCATATGGTTAAAGTTTAAAAGCTTCAGGACATGATTGAACTGGTCAATGATTTCTTCCTTTACCTCATCAGGTTGGTCAAGGTCTTCAAGAATGATTGAGAGAGGTGAACTAGTCTCCCCACTGGCAATTGCTTGATCTACAATATCGGAAATTGCTTGGTCAACTTCTGGTTGGGAGGCGCACCAACGATAGCGGCGAATTAAGTCATTTTCATTGGTAACCTGAGTACCACCAAGGTCAATATATTGACCGTAATATCCACCAGCAGCAGATGTTATGATTGCGTCGTCATTCTGGTCTGGAACCAATGCAGGCAGTTCCTTTTTTTCTTGACGAGACGCTTTGATCTTCTTAGTTATTTCAAATCCAAACAGTTCCATATTCTATATTTATATGGTCTGGAGTGGGTGACCCGAAGACCACCCACTCCATGTAACCATTACTTTATTTGTTTAGGAAGTAACACCAGCTGCTTCCCAGTATTGATACTGAAGTTCAACAGTATATTCCTCGATGGTATCATTCGTCTCGTAATTCAAATCGATAGAGAGAATATTCGTAGGAAACACACCACGGAACTCAATCTGCTTAATAACAGAATCGTCCTTATCAAGCTGTTGGACAGTCATATCAGTCTGATATTCGGTAGGGTTGGCAATGCCAACATTCGCAACATGCTCATTGATGCTGTTCATCCAGCGTTCAAAGGCATTACGTGTTACGAAACCGGTATCATTGATAACAGTGATTGTCCAAGGCTCAAAGGTTCTGTCACCAGCAATCTTGAGCTTGCGTCCACGGTATGGAACTTCAATCGGAGCCATGACACTGGCAGGGAGAGCAGCACCCTTGATCAAGAATGATGCAAGTTCAGCATCACCCTGTGCAGTTGCCGGGAAGTTACAAATCACCTTGAAGAGATTTGGTCTTGCTCCACCACCAGCCAGTTTTGCTTTGAAATCATCGATATTAGCCATAATAGTATTCTTTCTCTTTAACTATTTAGTCGATTAACCCTGTCCACCAGCAATTTCAGTGAACTCAACTCCAGTGCGCGTGGCAATGAAGTTCAGGGTAATGAAGTTGATACTACGTGCTGGCTTGATATAGATGTCAGCAACGAAACGATTGGAATCGATGACCTGTCCTGTATTGTTTGTCTCGTCACAAACAACCAAGAAGTCAGTGATACCACGACGACCCTTAACATCACGAAGGAATGGCTCGACCATGTTACGGAACATGGCGCGAGTAAACTCATCGTTCAGTTCAAAGAGTTGATACTTGGAAGCAGTCGCAATTGCCTTTTCAAGAACAATGAACAAACGGCGAACATTGATTCTATCGAAGGCAGAAGGCTTGCTCTGAGCAGTCTTGTCGCCAAAGAGAAGAATACCCTGACCGGGGAAGGAAACAATCGGATTGATTCGCTTCTTGTAGAGGGAATCTCTTTGAGCTTGATTCGGATTGATTTTCAACTTGGCAACATCCAGAAGCTGACCGCGATTGTAACCAGCAGGAGAGAACCAAGGATCATTGGTATCATCAGTGCGAGCACAAAGACCAGCCATGTGACCAGCAGCTTGAATATACTCATACTTGTCAGAATACTTGTTGTAGACGTACACTGGACTTGAATCAAACACAAGATAATTGCTATTAAGATTCAAGGTCTCATCATAGAATTCTTCAACATCGCGAGTAGAGTTTGACGTAACTGGAGGTGAAATGAATCCAACACAATCCTTACGCGTATTACAGATAGTGTTAATTGCTTTAGGGACTGTTGTATCACCATCAACCATTTGTCTTGAAAAGAGAAGGCTCACATCAATAGTCTCTGCATCCTCAAACTTATCGAGACCAGTAACCACACTAGCAACATCAGGAGAAGCATCCTTACCACCCTCAAGACGAAGAATCTCAACAGTGTTATTTGCAACACTTGGAGCAGTAATGGCATATTGGCTAAGGTTGATTCTATGGAACTTGGCAACACGCAATGTGACACCAAAACCATATGTGGATTTCAGTGTCTCGGAGCCGAAGTTAAGCAAATTACCACCGAGAAATTCACTACCACCAATTTGCAAGCGGCTGGTGGTGCTGTAATTGGTCGGATTGATATTTTTCAGGTAACCACCATCATGCTTCACGGAACCATCCATGATTAGATAGACGCCATCCTTGTTATTTTGGGGAATACTAGCCACGGCTGAAGTAGGAGCATTGAACCATGTTTCCAGTGTAAAATTACCGGGCATGGTTGGATAGATAGTAATATTCGAAATACCAGTCTGAAAACTATCGAATGTCAATGTTTCATCTGAATCTTCACCACCCTCAGATCCAAGTTCTTCTGGGATCAGATAAGGCTGTATGTTCGTGAATGGAATACCAGTAACACCGTTTGATGAGAGTTCACCACCAGTGCCTGTTGCTAGAGCAAGGTTCGAATCGCTTGCAGTTCCTTCAGGAATATTGATGTTAACCCACTCAACATAATATGCATCATTATCAAGCTGAGTAACGTCATCAGCGAAGTCATTGATAATGATAACATCATTGGCAGACAGACCATCATTAATGTTGGTAGCCTTGAATGATTTCCATGTTCCAGCAGAGTTTCTGAGGAGCATTTCACCCTGATTGGAGTAGATAGCAGCAGCATGACTTGTGCCACCATCATCATTGTTCCACCAAGGCTGAGATGTGAATGTTGATGCAACACCATGATCAAGATCCTGTGATGCAGGGAAATCATCTTCAGTGACACCACTGTCGATTGTCATCTTCTTATCTGCCAAGGTGCTCAATTCACTATCAATCAGGAAGAACTTGTCAACAACATTAGTTGCAGTTGATGCCATTCCGGGTTGAAAGTTATTGTAGCGGTCTTCGGAGTCTTGAGTGCGGTCAAATGAGTTTACAAAGAACTCAGCATTGCTGATGTAAATCCAATTTGAATCGCGATTGATAACCTCAAGGAAGTAGTTAGTGCTACCATCATCCTTCTTGGCATCCTTTAGTAGAGAAAGACCTCTGTATGATTCAAGGATAGTATTTGCTGTTCCACTGATGCCACCACCTTGGTCAAAGATGACAATGTTAATTTCATCATTAACAGCAGGAGTTGCACCAAGCGTGTCAATTGCCCACTGTGTAGATGTTGGTTTTGGAAACAATCCATTCAAAGGTGCAGCAGCTTCTTGTGGTGAAGTTGCAACTTCATATGTGATGGCAATGTTGTTACCCAAAGAACCGGGAAAACGCGCTGCCCAGTCAAACCCAGCAACTGCATCAATTGGCTCATTTGTTCCTTGACTGTCCCCATCGCCGCCGTTTCCACCAATCTCACTCCTAGTGACAACAGTGGGAAGTGAGAGTGCATCAAACGCATCGTCGTTTTCGATGTATGCGCCAATATCAGCACCGGCTTCATCATCATTGAAGCCAAAAAGAATTTCGTTTCTTTTGTTGACACCATCATTGGTTTGTGCTGCTCTCAACTGAGCCGCATTTCTGGCATTCACCAGATTATTGGACTCTGAGCTTTTGACTGCACGAACCACACGAAGAGCATTTCCGTATTTCAGGAAGGAAGCAGCTTCAAGGTAAGACTTTTGGTTGTTAGTTGTTGGAGGACCGAAAACCTCAACCAACTCTGTCTCGGAAGAGATCAGCGTTGGCTGGTTTACCGGACCCCATGTAAAATCTCCGACGTATCCACCAATAGATGTGGAAACAGCGGGAATAACATTGGTGAGATCGAGTTCATTGACATCGACCCCCGGTGATACTAGGAATCCCATATTTGTTTATCTTTCTCTCTTAGGTTAATTATAAGTGTTTGAATCATTACAAGGTGTTCATGTCATCTATTTATAATTTTTCGTTCTTTCAGAGGTTATGCCATTCCTGTCTCTGTCGAAGCATCTCCTCATACTCATAATTAGTGGTATCTCCTGCTGGAGCAGAGAAAAATCCAGCAGGAACCATGTCATCCTCAATCTCCTTGGAACGATCCGCATAGAGCATGGATTTGAAATCCAATTCCTCCACCATATCACCAAAGGCATCACTGGATGCAAACCATGAGAACAGGACAAGGTTCATCACCAAGTCATCGTGATTACCTTCTGTTGCTGAGTAGGAACCACCCCTTGCAGAAAAGCAGCTAAGTTCTTCGATTGTGTCTGCATCACGTATCTCAATTTTACTCATCTCAATCAAGTCCTTGAGATTACTACAACCAACTCTTTTGATTCTCTTGGTCATCGTAATACCAATCCCACCACGCTTGATTGAAGACTCCACAAAGGTGTTCTCATACTCATGCTCATAGTAGACTGCATTACAAACTACCTGACCAGCATCATTGCTTTCAATCAGGACCATTGCCTCATTATAGAGGTTTGCAATCTTCACAATGATATCAGGAAACAGCAGTGGTGAGACCATGTTGTTTCGATAGACACAAACTTGCTTGAATGGTCTTGCAGTTATATCAATGATATTGAAGGTAGAATAGTCCTGTCCACGACCACGACTGGTATCTACTGCCATGATATATCGATGACCCTCTTCGGGTTTGTCATAGAATCTCAGACCCAAATCTTCTTTGTATTCTATTGCAGTTTTTGCCTTTAACCCCAGAAGTTTATCAGTAGCAATCAGGGTATCCGAATGACCTATTGCAGCATTGCCAAACTCTTGATCGAATTGTAGCTGTGATGTGTTTGCGATTGTTTGTTTCTTCCATTCCTCATCTCGACCGGGAACATCCCACCAATCCACACGAAATGGTTTGAAGTCATTTGTTCCCTGAATAGCACCCTGCCAGATATTATAGAACACATTACCAATACCGTTCATTGTGGAAGTAATGATGACTTTAGTGGTTTTACCAGAGGTGATAACAGGATAGGTGGAGGTATAGAACTTGTTTGCTTGTTCCACGAATGCAAACTCATCAAGGAACAGAAGATTGATAGAGAGACCACGAATTGAACTACCAGAGGTTGCTGCTGCAATGATCTCACTGTTATTTGAAAACTCAATGTTACCTTTATTGAGTGCTCGACATCCCGGCTGAAGAAAGAATGGAAGATTCTCCAATGCCAGAGTCACACGGGAAAGCATCTCCCTTGCAGTAGCACCTTTGTTTGCCAGAATCGCAATGGTCTTCTCTGGGTGAAAAATTGCATACCAGAGGATATAACCAACACTTGAAATGGATTTACCGGATTGACGACAAGCAAGAACAATAGAGAAACGATTGTCATTGAAGTGTTGAAACATCTTTCTCTGGTATGGATATGGAGAGAATGGAACCAGACCTTTATCAAGGTGAATGATTCTCATGTAGTTTTCTATAAAGTATGCGGGACATGCCATGCACTTTGCATACTCTTGAACCTCTTCTTTGGTGAAGGATTGCTCGACGCCGTCCCTCTTCACGCGAGGGTTGCCGAGATATCCAAGGTCATTGTTCTGAACTCTCTGCATTGATGATAATTTCGTTCTTCAGTATCTTCTGTAGTTCACTTGTGGAACCAACAAAGATAGCATTATTATTGGTGACTTCCTGTTTCTTCTCTTCCTCCTTATGGAGAGCCTTGCGCTCCTTCTGGAGTTTCATGAGTTCAGTGGTCATGTCACTGGTGTTCTTGATCATCTGAGAGACAACTTCAAATGCCCTTGGATGTTCAGCTTCCATTGCAAGCCCCATAGCAGCATCAATAGCCCCTTCTGCACGGTCAATCAGACTCTTGAACTTCTCGCGAGAATACTCATAGTCTTCCTCTGCATCACGAACAGTTTCAGACTCTTTTGGTTTCACCACAGGTTTCTGTGGCATGTGTTTCTCAAGATTCTTTGTGATGTCATCTTTGTTCATGTTAAAACTAATTGAGAACTATCTGTGAGAACTACACGATTATCATCACTCAAGATTAAGAAGGTGAATTCTACACTGGAATCCACACCGAAATCCACGCGGGTAAGAACAGCGGTTACTCTGCCTACTTCTTGAAGTTCACTGGTGATATTTGAGACCCTTTGTAAAAGACCACGAACAGCATTGGTCTTTTTAAAAACAACTGTGATAGGATTTCTAGTTTCAGATTCCATCATCACTATCAGTTATGACTCTTGGGATACTATCATCGCTTTCAGAGTCAGCAGTATATCCAACCTCCTCAAGAAATCCATCATTACCCTTATCAAAGAAGTCAATATCAACATCCAAGATAATAGCCTGTTCACTGACACCACCAGCAAATTTGACCTTCACTGAAAAGGTCAGGGTATATACAATCAACTGGCGAGCTGTAAAGTCTCCTTCATACTCATTTGAGAATGAAGTTCCAGTAAGAACAATCGGGACATCAGTGCGACTTCCCGGTCCCTCAAAATCCTTTACCGTTACGGTATATTCAGGTGCAAATGTTGGTAGAATCTGCTCAACAATCTGAAGTGCTTCATCTTGTGTCTTGGACATGATATTCAGGTCCATTGTTATAATGTAGGGAACGCTTTGACGAACTGTTCTCCTTCTCGTCTCGTCGCCATTCGTCATCGCATGTTCTCTTGTTTCCCTTGTTCAACTTCTGAGAGGAATCATAAGAGATATCTGATATTTCAAAACTCATACGAGGAAGCTTGATTGCAATTGCTTGCTCTTCAAGTTTCTCTAGTTCATCAATACGTGCCAGAAACTTCTCAAGGGGACCATATGCAAGAGGAACCTTGGTGGCAGAGAGAACACGATCACCACTCGTCTTTCGAACCTGAATGTTATTGAACAGACTGCCGAAAACAGAGACTGTTTTGCGAATGGTTTTGTTATAAAAATATGCTCCTAACATTAGTCAGTAAAATTGATTTCTCCAAAAGGATTGGTCTCTGTGAAGTCAACAAAGTCATTACCAATCGTTTCGAATTGATTGTTCTGTGCTTGAGCGTCTACCTCCTCTAGTGCAGTCATGTCATCAGTAACAGCAGTGACAGGACGAGTTGCCCCACTACGCTGCCCAATAAGGTTACCAACAGATCCAGCAGTTACCTGCCAGAAGGTATCGCTACCATTATCAGAATCGCGAGTCTGGACAACCTTAATTGTTGTGGTGCTAACAGAGGCAACTTCACCAGTAATTGTTGTATCAGAATCAAGAACTTGCGTGACTTCTTCGCCATACTGGAATGTTCCACTGCCGGATGTAGTGGAGATTGTGAGGATGCTTCTGAAGGCTTCATTGCGTTCAACATCATCAATCTCAAGAACACCAGTATCGATTTGCTCATTACCATACTCAAAGAGTTCACAAGTGAGTTCATATGTGGGGAGATTCTGAAGTTGGTAGAAAGGCGAATCACCAACTGCATACTTGATTTCAAAGAGTCCGTTAACAAGAGGAAAGTAAATCAAGTCACCTTCTGCTGGTCTTACAGATTGAGTAACCTTGAATCGCCCAACAAGTTCTTCCCATCTCTTACGAGCAACAACCAGCTTGACCTGATCGCGAATCTCTAGACCAAACTTTGAAATGAATTGACCATCGCCCTCGAAACCATCAACATTTGAGACATACATCTCAACCTTGAATGCATCACCAAACTTTGACTGGATTGTCTCGTTGAGAATGGTATCTCGATTGACGATGTTTCGAGGAAGATAGTAAACCTCATGACCATAAATTTGCAAAGCTTCAATGATTAGATTCTCTTGAAGTCTCTGCTCGTTAGTGGTCCCAAGGGAGATGTAAGGATTACGCGGCATATCTTATCCTACGAAGAAGTCGGGTGGATCTTCGTGATTCAACCTCAACTGTTCTTCTAGCTTTTCGATTTCTGCATTTGCATCATCAAAGGTCTGACGACCGTTCAGTGTAACTCCACCGGGAAGCTGAATACCTTCAAACTTAATGAGGTTCAAGCCCCACTGTCTCTTGAAGAGTGCTGTGACATACCTCTTCAGCCACATATCATTATAGACATTAGTATAGGTCTCTGGGTCAAGCGTTTCGTATCCCTCAAAGACAATGTATTGACCAGCAGTAATATCTGTTCCCCAGCGAATAGAGTCAAGTTTTACAATATTCTGATGCCTGTTAAATGTAACCTGTTCAGTAACACCATTAATCTTCAGATCAATCAGTGACATATACTGCTTCGTCAACTCATACGAAAGTAAATCGCCGGGATCACGAAGACCAAAGAGGTCGTTCATATGAAGCTGATAGTCAATAGAGAAATCACCAACAGAAGAATTGGCACCCTTTACAGGAAGCACTCTTCGAATATACAGGAGACTTTCTGGAACAGTGATATATTCATTGGTAATATCAGCAGCAGTGACTTCATGTTTACGATAGTTCCGAACAATGGCATCACTGTGATACTCTTGGTAATACTGAATTGCCTCATCGATTCGGTCCTCCATCTGATCGTCATCTAGATTGACTTCAATCACTGGATGACCAAGAGCACGAAGGCAATAGTCTGAAAGTGCTGTTCTGGAACTTGGTGTTGCCATAATGGTTTATTGATTAAAGGTCTGCCTTACTTGTGCTATTTACTGTGGATGTTGCTACTGTTTCAGCCATATTTCTATTTATCCTGTTAATCTATCAGAGGGTTTCATTCACAGATGAAACTCAAGTAACCATTGGTTTCTCTATTTATACAATCTCTCATATCCTCCAGCAAGAAAGTCTTCATAATGCAGGAAGTATATCAACTCAGCATGTTCTGGAGACAAATCCATTTCTACCTTGTTCTCTGTCTTATTTCTGTGTGGAATTGGAATTCTCTCATTGGTGCTTGGGTGATACACTATTAGGTTGTGCTTTTCTAGTTCCTCTTCCA